AACTCAACGTAATTTTAGAAAATCATAAGTTATCAACTGTTTGGATATTAGATACTCCTGAAGTTAGAGTTATAAAAGAATTTATTTTGTCTAACTTTGTTGATCCATTTGGATTAAGATTGCATGTCTTAGGTGCTAACCGATCTTTGACTGATGATAACCCTCATGCATGGCCTAGAGTATTCATTCCTGCATCAAATGATGATTGTGAATATACCATTGTAGACAAGCAGGGAGTGAAACATTCAATGTTTTACAAAGTAGGTAAATGTTATATGTGGGATGTTAGAAACCCGCATTATGTTAAGAATCATAATCTTACCGATGAAAGAGTTATCGCTACGTTTATGATTGACCCAAAAAATTTATAGGTCGTTAACTCAGTGGACAGAGTGCTTGGCTTCGAACCAAGCGGTCAGGGGTTCGAATCCTCTACGACCTGCCAAGGAGTATATTATGCCTTTTATTGAGAACGTAGCAGCCGCAGACATTCCTACTCGCTTCCATCACGATGCGGGTGAGAACAGTATGCTAATTCAGATTATGGATACTGGCACCGGTTGGTGGCCTACACCCATACACAAGTTTAAAGAAATTCATCGTTTTGAATTTTTAGATGTGGAAGAAAATGATCACGTTGATGATGAAGAAATGAAGATTAGCGATGACCAAGCAAAACAACTTGTTGCACTACTGCAACATGCACTTGACAACAAAATGAATGTTGTAGTACACTGTTATGCTGGTATATGTCGTAGTGGAGCAGTTTGTGAAGTTGGTGTAATGATGGGCTTCAACGATTGCGAACGCTTTAGACAACCCAATTTGTTGGTCAAGCATAAGATGATGAAAGTCTTAGGCTGGACTTATGATTAATGCGCCCTTAGTTCAGTGGATTAGAATGCAACGCTACGAACGTTGAGGTCGGAGGTTCGATTCCTTCAGGGCGTGCCAAAGTTTTGAGACTGTAGATGATAACTGCAATTTGATTCTACTGGTTGCTAGGTGTAATGGCTGGCAAGGCAGAAGGTAGTACCCGAATAAAGGTTTGCAGACTGATTAAGCGGCGAACGCGGACGCAGGGGTAGGTTCGAATCCTACAAGCATTTACTCAAATTCATTTCTATGGTGGGTATCGCCAAGTGGTAAGGCCTCGGGTTGTGATTCCGATATGCGTGAGTTCGATCCTCACTATCCACCCCAAATATGCCGATGTAGCTCAGTTGGTAGAGCAGCGGACTGAAAATCCGTGTGTCACTGGTTCGACCCCGGTCTTCGGTACCAAATACAATTTAACGCCCCGGTGACGGAATTGGCATACGTGTCGGTCTTAGAAGCCGAATTTTAGGGGTTCGACTCCCCTCTGGGGCACCATATTAAAACACATTCAAGGCTAAGTACACGCCTTACTGTAGCAGTAGCCCTGCCTTGTGGCAGTGGTGGACGGTGCAACTCCGTTGAGTGTGTTTCAATATGGGCTGTTAGTGATAATGGGAGCACAGCGGGTTTGCACCTCGCAAGTAAGAGTTCGATTCTCTTACGGTCCACCAAAATTTGCCCTGGTGATGGAACAGGTATACGTGTCTGACTCAAAATCAGAATTTTGTGGGTTCGAATCCCACCTAGGGCACCACTTGACATTAATCACGATATCAAGTAGAATACATTTAATTGGGGATTCGCCAAGCGGTAAGGCATCGGATTTTGATTCCGACATTCCCAGGTTCGATCCCTGGATCCCCAGCCAAAGGAGATATATCATGAAAACAGTAACATTTGAAAGTGTATATAATAAAGAGAAGTTTACCTGTAACGGTAAGTCCTTGCAGGATGTTAGAGTTATTGATGGTATAGAATACCTACGTGTCTTTAAGTTCGGGACACACCGTGAGGTATTAGTTCGTAAAGATACTCTAAAAAGGGTATCTAACAAACGGTGATTAAATAAAAGAAGATAGGAGTTATCATGGCTGTTTTGGCATTGGACATCTCAGGAATTCCTAGGCAATGGATTTCCTTTGATGACGCTATTGTGTATCATGCAAAGGAACTTGTTGCATGGAGTCTTGGAGATGTAGTAGCAAGGTATCGTGGTGGAATTCAAAACGACGGTACTGAAAGTTATTTAGAAACCCCAAGCATTATTGCAATTAGAGGTCATGGATTTGACCCTGCGCGGCACAATAGAGTTAGTCTAACCAATCGAACATTGTTCGGTCGAGACAGGCATGTTTGTGCATACTGCGGAGGTCACTTCCCTAACTATCATCACCTAAGTCGAGACCACATCATGCCTAAAAGCAAGGGTGGTACCGATACTTGGATGAACGTTGTGACCGCTTGTAAGGAATGCAACGGTAAAAAAGGTAATAAGACATTGAAGGAAGCACGTATGGAACTGATTTACGTACCCTACGTGCCCAATCATTATGAAAATATGATTCTACAAAACCGCACGATTCTTGCGGATCAAATGGAGTACTTGCTAGCAGGTGTTCCAAAACATAGTAGAATTTTAAAAATGTCTTGACAATAAACTATTTATCCTGTATACTACGGGGTAAATAGTTATGAATTATTCCGCGATAGCTCAGTTGGTAGAGCAAGTGACTGTTAATCACTGGGTCCCTGGTTCGAGCCCAGGTCGTGGAGCCAATTTAAAATATGCTGGCTTAGCTCAGTTGGTAGAGCATCTGCCTTGTAAGCAGGAGGTCGTCAGTTCGAATCCGACAGTCAGCACCATACAACACACAGGAGTTACAGTGTATGAAGAAGTTAGTTATTGTAGGATTGTTTGCCATTTCTGCTAATGCAATGGCCGTTGATAGAGTTTTAAAGTTTGATACGGATTTAGATGGCAAAGTTTCATACAAGGAACTTACTTTATCATGCGATGTTTCAAAAAGTTTATTTGACCGAGCAGATAAAGATGGCGATGGGTATTTGACAAACGTAGAAATGCGTACTGCAAAGAATTACCTATTCGTTACTTGCAGTAAGTAAGAATTATCTGCCCGTAGCTCAGTTGGATAGAGCAATGGCCTTCTAAGCCATCGGTCGGACGTTCGAATCGTCTCGGGCAGGCCAAATTGGAGATATGATGGATATAACTGATTATGTAATTGAATTACCCTTCTTAAAATATGATAAGCAGGCATTAATTGATTACATGAAAGGTAAGGGTCCTTGGGTCAGTGAAGGATATGCTAATAAGTATCTACGACCTAAAGACAGTATAGACCTATTTTCAGATATCTATAAACAGATCCCTGAATTTGAAATTGACATTGGAAGAGTATTTTTTGCTGAATTAGAACCGTTTCAGTTTTTGCATCCACATAAGGATTTATATAGAAAAGCATCTATAAACATTCCTTTGATTGGGGATTTCACAAAAACGCCGGTTACCTTTTATAGTGAGAAATCTACCAAAAAAGAACACATTTTGTATAAACATTGCTATAATGATGTTGCAACAGTAATTAATACTGAAGTATATCATGGAGTAGTAAATACAACGAATGAAATTAGATATATATTTTGTTTGAGTGTATATCCTGATTGGAATACAATTAAACAAGTATATGAAAAGTATAACGGGGTGTAGCGCAGTCTGGTTAGCGCATCTGCTTTGGGAGCAGAGGGTCGTGAGTTCGAATCCCACCACCCCGACCATTATTGGAAGTTTAGCTCAGCGGTAGAGCAACGCCCTTACAAGGCGAAGGTCATAGGTTCAATCCCTATAACTTCCACCAATTCTTTGATTGTCACAAAAATTTAATACAATTTTTTACAGGTAATAATAAATACGAATATTATAATACATAAAAGGTAGCGACATGTTAAACATTATCAATAGTATCAATGATCCGCTACTAAGTTACATCAAAGATGATCCAGTGAGACCCGAAATTCCTGTAGAGTTTCGGGTTTCTAATTTTAGATTTGTTGGCGCCTTAGTAGAGGATAAACCACAAGCAATAGTTTGCGTAAGCCTACATGACTTTATACCCGAATCAGTAGAAGATTTATCTAGAGAATCAGTATCTCCTGATACAGCAATCTTCTATACGATTTGGAGTTATAAAGCAGGAGCGGCTAAAGATTTGCTATTCTCTACAGTTAAAGAGATCCAACGTATGTTTCCTAACATCACACGTTTTGTAACACTAAGTCCTAAGACTGAAATGGCAAAACGATTCCATTTGCGTAATGGAGCGTCGGTGTTGAAGGAAAATCTCACAACGGTGAATTACGAATATAAAGTCAGTTGACAAATATTCCTAGTTCGTATATAATACATTCTTTCTCGCAGTATCTCGGTGGTGTCAACGGCAGCATGACGGTCTCCAAAACCGCTGGTGGGGGTTCGAATCCCTCCCGGGATGCCAAAAACTGATTGTAAATCAAGTACTTACGAGGCTTGACAAATAATCAGAGTTGTAGTAGAATGCTTATATTCGCTGAGAAATCAGCAACGTTCTTTAAAAACTGAAGTGAAAATTTTTTGCCCGGGTGGTGAAATAGGTAGACACAAGAGACTTAAAATCTCTCGCCCGAAAGGGCGTGCCGGTTCGATTCCGGCCCCGGGCACCATATAAAAGTGTTATCAAGGTATCGTGTATGGACGCATACACTATTCGGGTCCAATCGGCCGGAGACGGATCCTGAGATAACTGCATCGGCTTTGTCAAGTTAGCTACTTTACGACTAAATTTGCACGATAGCACTTTTATATGGTGTTATAAAAAAAGGGGGAGTGGCGGCTATGTCTCAACGTCATGGTCATCGCCTTTGTGTTTACTCTTAAACAACAGCATATCCTCATTCGTAGGTGTGCCCCTTATCAATTGCCTCTGTAGCTCAATTGGTTAGAGCAGTGGACTCATAATCCATTGGTTACAGGTTCGAGTCCTGTCGGAGGCACCATTTTTGGAAGTGTGGCAGAGTTGGTTTAATGCACTAGTCTTGAAAACTAGCGATTCAGCAATGGGTCCGTGAGTTCGAATCTCACCGCTTCCACCAGTATTAGGAGAGGTGCCCGAGAGGCCGAAGGGAGCGGTTTGCTAAACCGTCGACTCACGAAAGTGGGTCCGTGGGTTCGAATCCCACTCTCTCCACCAGTTTAAGGAAATGTAATGTTAAAACAATTTTACATTGATGACAGTTATATCACTGATGTTACTGTAAGGACTGAACATGATTTTATTAAAGATCGTAGTAATCCTACACACGATGACCTAATAAAAATCCTTAAAGGATATGACAGAGGTCTTAGTATTAGTAACAAAGACCATGATGAGTTTACAAAATTGCGTAATCAACTTGAAGAATTGGGTTATATTGTAACTCAGCGTGGTTGGTGGAACGGTGATAGAGTATTGAAGTCATTCAAGTTAAATGAGTGGACATTTAGAAAGAATCATAAGTTTCCTAGTGCGGCGGCAATGCGTACAAGTATTGACTGTGCTAGGAAGTTTGGATGGAAAAGTATTAGTAATTTATAATGTATCGGTGGCAGAGTGGTCAAATGCAACGGATTGCAAATCCGTAAAGTCGTCAGTTCGAATCTGACTCGGTACTCCAAACATTGCCTGTTTAGCTCAGTGGTAGAGCAACGTCTTGATAAGGCGTAGGTCCGTGGATCGTTCCCACGAACAGGCACCAAATAAGGCTTGACAAATAAATCAAGTTAGTATAGAATACATGTATTGATTAGGAGATATGACATGAAACGAGGTAAACGCTAGTGTCATCTTAGTTCCAATGTACGAACTAAGGTGGCACGTTAAACAAACTTAGTACAAACATTGGGACGTTAGCTCAGTTGGTAGAGCAGTAGACTTTTAATCTATTGGTCGTGGGTTCGAACCCCGCACGTCCTACCATATTAAAGTATATTGAAGGTTACTCACACCGTTAGGGGTGAACGAAGGCTGATTACGAGCCGGATACCCATGAAGCAGGAGGGACTTAGAGTATGGCGAGACACCATTGAGCCAAAGGGTAAAGTCTAATTTAAACTCCAGGGATGCGACGGGTTAAACAGTGGGGAATAATGAGAAAGCAACACGATATGTGGTGTTGAGTGTTAGCGGTACTTCCTTTAGTATATTTTAATATGGTATAATAGTAGAGTAGCATAACGGTAGTGCAACACCTTCATACGGTGCGCTGTGTGGGTTCGACTCCCTCCTCTACTACCAAAAGATTTTTTGCTCGGTTCGTCTATTGGTTAGGACGCTGGCCTTTCACGCCGGAAAGAGGGGTTCAATTCCCCTACCGAGTACCAAACAATGGGTGTTGCCCCTGCCGGCGGACTGTAAATCCGTTACTCTGAGAGGTAGGAAGTCGAGTTCGTGGAGCGTTACCATCAACACCCACCAAACACACAAAAGAGATAAATATATCTCTTTTGACACAGAGAGGAAACAGAGTATGGAATTTGTAGGAATGAACATCCTAGCCGTATTAGTTATGTCACTAGTGATTATCATTAGTGATATAGTTAACTTGCTAGATTAAGAATAAGGCCCGTTAGCGCAGTTGGTTAGCGCACATGCCTGTCACGCATGAGGTCACCGGTTCGAGCCCGGTACGGGTCGCCAATAAAAACTAGTTCTTTACTGTCTATTAGACACTAAATATTAGTGTCTGAAATAAGGCATAAAGGAGAAAACAATGGATATGGACGTTATAGTTCCCATAGTTATAGTTTTAGTAGTAGCCGGATTCTTCTTTTGGAAGAAAAAAGGCAATAGTGCTGATGCACCAGTTGATGGTGAAAATGTCGGTGGTGGTGGGAAACCCACTGATACTAAAAATCAGCAATTGAAATAAGCAGACCCCGGTTTACACTTTTACGTTATATAAAGTGGGCAATTGTCGTAGCCATACGGACACGGTAAGATTGTTATAGACCGCAAGGCTCACTATATGGGCGACTTGAGACACACAATCGGGCAGAAGCAAAACTGACCTAGATGCAAATGTTGACGGACAGGGTAACAACTCAGTTCGGGGCTAAATGGGATTAGTGGCCGAACATTTTAATATTACACATGAAACTTAACGACTACATTTTTGTTAGCAAACTTTTTGATTCACAAGAATGCGATGAAATAATAAACAAAACCAATCAGTATAAATGGCGCCAACATAAATGGAATGCCTCTAATACAAAGGTTAAGTCAGTAGAGGAAATCGATAACATTCTAGTATGTAATATTGATCCTTTACTTGAAAGTAAAATATCTCCTAAGTTATTGAACGTATTTGGAAAATATAGTATCCTATTTGGACCACATAGTGTTCCAATTCAGTTGACTAATCAATGGGATAATATTAGAATAAACAAATATACAGAAGGTGTCGGTATGAGAAATCATATTGATCACGGTATAGATAGGGAACATCCTGTACTTACAATCATTGCGTTATTGAATGACGAATTCACAGGTGGTAATACTTTTATCTTAAATGAGGAAGTATTGCTTAAGAAAGGTGACTGTGTTATCTTTCCTAGTAATTTTATGTATCCACATGAAATTAAACCTGTAGTGAATGGTACAAGATATTCACTAACTACTTGGGCTTATTAACCCAAAACTGTTTGACAAAAAATCAAAAGTAATATACAATACGTTGTATTGACGCTGAGAAATCAGCAACGTTCTTTAAAAATTATTAGTATAAAGGGAAGTCTTTATACACATGACAATTAAATGTCAGCAAATGAAAGTCACTATTGTTAGTAGCCGGCCAGCCAAAGCAATAGTAAGCAGTGGGGGGCGCAAAACCCTAGCAAAACCTAGACACACTGGATGAGTAACTGAAGTGACGTACCGAGTCCTGCCCGGGTTTAATTACACAGGTGAATGGTGCTAATAACGATGGTAGCACATTTTAGTTGTCAGTTGTATAAAGATTTCAAAGATTGGGGGCATAGCCTCGTTAGAATAAGTGTAGCGATACACCCAAAGCAGAATCCGCCTACAGGACTGCACCAGCAATGGTTCATCTATGCAAGCCTGCTCACACCCGTGAGGGTGCGATCACTGATAAGACCGGTGGTTGTAACAATGAAGCAAGTGTGTTGGAAAGAATGTCTGTTTAAGTCCCCGCAAGGGTAAGACAGGCAGACAGAGAGTAACAGGTGGTGCTGACCTCAACACAAAACCAACTTGTCAATTGGTATGAGAAAGGGTAGTATATATTGTCCGAAGGGTCGCTCCTAAGGGCGTGTATGCAGTATGAGTGGTTAATGGGTATTGATTACGGGTCAATATACATAAATCGCAAAATACGTCTGAGTAGTCCGCGAGACAAAAGGAACGTGGTGTGTTGTATTATGTAATCCAAAAGATTATGTAGCAACTGAGGCAGCACATCATAGTAGGTTCAGTTATAGCACAACGGTAGTGCAACTCCATTTATCCAGGAGTCGGCTGAAGGTTCAAATCCTTCTAACGATTATAAAAACGCAAAGTCTGCCTCGGTTGTATGTGAAAAGCATCTAACTCTCAGGCCGCAAGGTAACTGAGACTGACGTAACTCGCAAGGTGAAATCAGTTTATGCTAGAAGATTCGTAACGGTTTAGCGACTGTGAATGGCTCGCAAGGTCAACGGGTAATAAAGCGTAGAGTAGCATATAACGTCAAGTCTACTGCATGACTTTAAACTGCGATGCTGGTAATAGACGTAGATACCGCAAGGGTTTACGTGGATATCGGAAGAAAGTATTCTCGCAAGGAATACAATAATGTCCGAGGTATTACTGGCTAACGTGTAATCTCAGCGTTAGCATTATTCTAAAACACATTCGCAACCACAAGGTAGTGAAATGTACGAGGGGAGTGTGTTTTAGAATAAAAAGTTTTGGTAGTAGCCGTAAGGTGAACTACCCGGAGACAAGAAAGAGATTAGGACTGACGAAACTTATTATTGGACTTTTTATCCAATAATGATCAATACGGCAATACGTCTTGAAAAACGTATCGTGCTTATGTGATCTAGTCTAAACGGTTTTATCTAACCTTCTTGTACTTTGCTGACTAGGAATATGTAGGCCTCTGTGCTTTGTTAAATGTCACTTGCAGGTTGCATATTGTAATGTTGGTTACTTACTTTTTTGGCTCCGTCACTATTCATTAACATAAAAGGTATTAAAATGGAAATCACACTTCGTAAAGCAAATGCACTTCAAAACAACATCAACGATATGTTGAAGTCAATTCAGGTTGCTGATTCAGTTAACCTTAACGAGTTCCAAGATGCAGAAGCCGTAATTGGAACTAAAGCAGTAGAGGCTACAAAACAATTTCAGCGCCAAGTGGCACTCACCAAAGCATTGTACGATATTCGTACAGAAGTGGCTAATGCTAACCACTTCTCACGTATCACAACCATGTTGACTCAAGTTGCAGAACTTGAAAAGTTGATTGGTTTCAATCAAAAAATGGCAGAGCGTAAAGTTCGCCTAGAGGCTGGGGTCATTCGTGGCAAGTTGGACAAAATTCGCACTGAGGGTCGTTCATTGATCTATGATCGTTACAATGAAATAGAAACTGGACTAACCACTGAAGCAGAGGTTCAGTCATACAAGGATACTGTGGCAAAACTTAAGCGTGAGAAGCAGGCTTTGCAGGATCAAATCTTAGAAGCCAACGTTGGCACTAAGGTAAATCTTAGCGAAACTACTGCAAATGTATTGCGTACTGAAGGTTTGCTATAAATAATATCGTGGGGTGGAGAAGAGGAAACTCACCAGTCTCATAAGCTGGAGATCGCAGGTTCGAGTCCTGCCCCCGCAACCAGTCCCACGTAGTTCAAAGGATAGAATAAGACACTCCTAAGGTCAAGATATCAGTTCGATTCTGGTCGTGGGAGCCAAAGTATATGCGGGTAGATTGTGGCAAGGGGCGCCCAGCAGTCTTCCAAACTGATAATGCGGAGTTCGACTCTCCCTACCCGCTCCATTTCATGTTGATAAATAAAACATGGTAAATTATTTTCATAAAATCAATAAGTTTTATATTGATCATAAAAAATTATATGATGAATGGTACAGTGTGGCTACTAAACATGATATGTTTGAGAGGACACACCACTTTGTATCCCGCAGAACGTTAGACTATTCACCTTCTATTCCCGTATATTATAAATTATTGATTAATTACCCTACATCAATGGATCAAAACATTGATCCAGTATGGTTAGATAGATCGGAAGATAACGACACTGGTAATGATACTACTTTTTCAATCGACAACATCAATATAAATTTTAAAAATTCATATACTGAAACTGTAGTAAAACATATAGATAAGTTTATAACGTCGAAATACAAATCATATAAAACAACAGTAGTAAAATATGCGGTGTTAAGACCTAATTCACTTATTAATACTCATGTAGATAAAAGGTCTATACCTAGATTTTTCTTAACCGTAAACGCCCCTCAGGGATGTTTTATGGAAGTATGTGGTGATAGGCATTCATTAAGTGATACGGGAGCATTATTTAAAATGATATGTAATGCACCGCATAGTCCTATTAACGAAAGTGATCAATTTCGTGTTATGATAATTTTTGATGTTGCTCCCGCAACATAAATATTACAGAATACGGGCCTGTAGCTCAGTTGGGAGAGCGCCAGCTTTGCAAGCTGGATGTCGCAAGTTCGATCCTTGTCAGGTCCACCAATTTTTATGAATATTGAATACAGTATTTTAAATGCTTTGTCATTAGTAGAAATTTATAAACAATATTCTATTCCATGGCTTGATATAACGGATGATCCATTATTAAACATAAAATCTTTTCCTAAAGATATAAAGTTTCTAGCAATAGAACAACTGGATAAAGTTCAAATGATATATCAGGATAGATTAGATAAAACACAAGAGCAATTAATCACAAACATTAGAAAAGAGTTATGTGAACACATAGATTATTGTGATCCAAGAGCAATAAAGTTTGCGATGTTGTCACTGGATAATGATTCCGAGTTATATAATATTTTAGAGCAATACAATACGCTATAAATATTTCTAAAGGAGTTCACATATGGCAAAAAGCGCAGGATCTAAGATCAATTCAGTTGTTAAAAGAACAAAGCAAGGCGGCAAAGTAAAGACTAGTAGCCTTAATAAAACTGAAAAACGTAACTTTAAAAAGTATCGAGGTCAAGGTAAGTGAGCGACGGTGGTAAGGGTAGCAGTCCTCGCCCATTTAGTGTAGATAGAAAAACTTTTGAAAACAATTGGGATGCTATCTTTGCTAAGAAAAAAGAGGAATCAACAGAACAAAGCGGGTATAATTCAGGGGTAGAATGTTTGCTTGCCAAGCAAAATGTCGTCGGTTCGAATCCGACTACCCGCTCCAATGATAGATGAACTATCAATCTCTGATTGAAAGAAATGTATTTTCGCTAATGGATCCATTAGCAGTTCAATGGTTAAAGAATCATTGTTCTACACTTTCATCTGGAGATATAGTAGTTGAGTTAGGCACTTTTTTAGGTGGTACTATAAAAAGTTTAGCCGAATCTAATCCAAATATTATTTTTCATACTATAGACATTAATGATGCTGAATGGTGGCATGAAAGAAATTATATCTCAAACGTAAGAAAAGTATCTGGTAATAATTTAATAAATTTTAACAAAGAAGATTATTTGAAAATTCAAGATTTGCATCTTAATCATTTAATCAATGTTGTTAGACATACGGGTTCTAGTTTAACTTTAACTATACCAAACATATCATTATTAATCAGTGATAGTTCGCATAATGAAGAACTAACATATCAGGAACTCAATCATTTTTGGCCTCTAATTAAAAAGGGTGGATCAATAATTGGAGATGATTTTAATAATATGCCGGAAGTTAAACGTGCATTCATCAGATTTATAAGAGAAAACAATCTATCTTATTCAAGAATTTATAGTAATCAAATAAGAATTGTAAAGTAATAAATACTAGATGCTATTCATATCGTATCGTGGTATTTTTGACGGACAAAACTTCGAAAATGAAAATACAATAAACCAAATAGGCACAGCCTTTAATGCAGGTTATTCCTGCATGGTAGATGTTTGGCGTATTGACGATAAGATATATTTAGGTAGTCAACAACCTCTAGTAGAAGTTACTGCTAGATATATACAAGGCAATCGGTTTTGGCTTAATGCTAGAAACAACGACATGCTAATTTGGTTGCAAGCACAGCCAATCAAACTTTATCCAAATTATTTTTCAGTACCTTATCCAACGCCCGATTATGTAACTACTAGCAGTGGTCATCAATGGGTGTTTGGTAATGTGCCTACAAACAATAACAGTATTATAGTATTACCTGAGATACCTGACAGAGGGTTATTCAGCACTGTTAAGTTGCGCAACTACGGTATATGTAGTTCTTATCTTTCTTTCATTAAACGCTGGCGCAACGAAGGCGTTTGGTATTAATAATCAAATCGACAGTATGCATTACTGTCACTAGTCTCACTTGCTTCCCAATCTGAGACTAAGGTAAATCCCGCACTACGATAAGTTTTCCAACTTGTTTGTCGTGGGTAACTCCAACATAGGCTAGCCCCTTCACTACGACCCTGTTCGATAGTCGCAAGTAGCAAATCTCTGCCTATAAACAATCCCCTAAAATTTTCTTTTACATATAATCCACGTGAGCGATAATGGTTATCTTTACACATATGACCACTGTTCACTCCTACGATATCTCCATCTAATCTATAACCAAAGAATGTAGGTTCAGTGTTCATGTTGTACATATCATAACCACCAAGTAAACACATTGCACTATTAGTTTCAATAGCACTTGTTCTATTTGGCCAAAGTAATGTATTCCATATAGGCAATATTTCGTCAAATCTAATCTTACATATTCGTGTCATTCAAGTCCTCTAGTTTATATAGAAGTTTGCTCGGGTGTCCTGGTAATAGTAAATCATCAATGTGTGCCCATCTAGTAGTAAATGCCATTCTTGGTTCTTTCTTTGTGTCATCTAAATCCATATTACAATTTACACCATGATGCACTTCATTACCATTGACACATAACCCTGTGTTTGCTGTAGGTCTATATACAAATCCACTCTCAGACCAAAATTCGCCACCTGTGTTTTCTTTTTGATTGTCTAGATAAAATGTAACGCTAACCGCCCTAGCATGACATGCACTCTTTGTATTAAAATATTGATCATTCATATCATAATGCACACTTAAAAATCTGTCATATGATAGTATATTTGCATGCCAACGAAATGGTATCCAGCACTTAGGATTGTCAGCAAAGGGAGGTTGCTTCTCAAAAAATTTTAAATACCTATAAAATATTGGGTTAGTGTTATGTAACAACCAATTATTTGACCAATCATAGACTGTATCTTTAGTTTGATAGAACCACTCTGGTTCAAACGTCAAGTCATAAACAACTTGCTGTTCTCTATTATTTTGACTATGAGACACAATGTGTTTGTTTTGACCTTCAAAAACAAACGTAGTTCTATGTGTCTTGTATGTGGTAGATTTGTTTGTTTTGAATAAAACTGCTATAGCGTTCTTTAATTTATGAAAAAAAGGTTCATCAAATACATCTTTGTAAATGTATGCATGAACCTTTTTTTCGAACCAATGAACCGATGCAGTATCTTCAATATACTCAGTGACTATCATTTAAGCGGATTGTTCCAAGTACCAAAGAAACTGATACTATTAACATCAGTCAATGCAAGAGTAACGTCTGATTGTAATGTATCTTGGTACATTGGGTTATTGTAGAAGAAAAATATTGTATTTGTTTTAACTTTAATTTTTGGTGTTGATGCAATACCAACAAAACTAATCATTACTAACTTTGTTTCCTCTGGTAAAGCAACTGTTGGTTTATCAATAACAACAACACCTGTTACAGGATCTAAATTGACAAATGATCCATATATTTCTTCCTGTGCAGGGTCTGCCCATTCAATAGAATATACGATTGGATCATCAGGATATATAGTTTTAAATAATTCAATGTCTAAAGCACTATTCAAGTCTGCAACGATTTTACTATCTGGTTCAGGATTATGAACTCCTAAATACGAAACCATGTTTGCGTTCTTGTATATTGATAATGGATCACTAGTATATAGGTAAACTAATCTATTTTGATTTTCGCTGAATTTATCATCTTCAAACAATAATGCATGCTCAGTTGCAGTATTAACTATAGTATTCTTAATAAAATCATAAAAGCAAGGTGTGCTGTTTAGCGCACATATTTCTAATGCAACACCTGCAACCAATGGGCTTGCAAAAGAAGTACCTGATACTACTACGTATTCATTAGTTGAAGAACCTTTGGCTGCTAATACTTCATCACCAGGTGCAAAAATATCTAAACTTAAACCCGCTGATGTTACAAGACCTGAATCACTTGGACTAATGTTGTTATAACCTGCAGGAATATCATATTTGTCAATAGCGCCTACAGTAATAACATTATCCATACCTGCTGGGCTTATATCTTCAACACTAATGCCTTGATTACCGGCTGCACAAACAACAGTTACGCCGGCATCTAATAGACTTTGAACTTTAGCATCTAACCAACTTGATCTTGCGATACCCCAAGACATGTTAACAACTCTAGACAAGTTAGGATTGGTACTTACTTCTGCTAATATAGCATCAATAGCCATACCCACTTCAATCAATGAAGCAGTATGTGCTGAACTACCAATCTTAACGTTCATTAATTTTGCATTACGTGCAACTCCAATGTTCTTACCTACTGCCATACTTGCTACAGCAGTACCGTGACCTACGTCATCGGTGAAGTTACCGTTGAACACTGGCAATGAATAAAAGTCTACTTTAGTAAGACCGCTGTAATCGAATTCAGCATGGTCAAAATTGATACCCGTATCCATTACATACAACTCTGGAGAACTACCGTGTGTTATTTCATGTACACTAAATGACGTTAATAATGGACGATATCTTGAGGCTACACGAATTCTAGCCCATTGCCCTTCAGGAGCCATTGGGTCAAGAGTCTGTGCTCCTGGGTTCATTGCAGTAATCGAACTAACTGCTAAAAAATTGATTGGTTGGCTATTGATATCAATAGTCTCTACGTGTTGGCTAAGATTTACACCATCAGTGGTAGCCACTAAAAAGAAACCCATACCCAAATCTTGTTTAATTGTGCCGTGCTGAGAAATAGTATCACGATCACCTTTAACAATAAATTCATGTTCAGTACTGTCCAATGATTCTACTGAAACCTTATTAGTATGATTTTTAATATGGTTTAGTAAGTTCCATGGCACATCTAAATGGTCTACACCGCTAGGTATATCCAATTTGAATCTATCAGCAAAAGCATCCCTGTGTTCCACACTGCTGAAATTCACTCTAATAGTCATGTTTTAAACTCCAGTCGTCTATGATGTATTTATCTTTTCCCCTAAAATTGAAAAAAAACGCCAGTATCGACCTCAGTTAAATATTTGAATGATAAAAGTACATATTGTTAGTGATCTAGACCTAGGATTTAACGAGTTTACAGATCCAATAGATGAGAATATTCCTGATGTAGATTTGGTTATAATCAATGGTAACATAGGAAATTTGAAAAGAAGTGCGTTATACGCTGAATCACTATGTCTAAAGTATCCTGATATTCAGTTTATATGGAATTTGGGAGAGTTAGAACGTTACTGGAGAGTGACAGGAAAATTTACAGGAGAAACTGAAGAAAATATTAGGATTAGGAAGTCTGCTAATCCCAAATGGCCAAAAAATCTAAATTGGTGCAATGATGAAAGCATGCTCATAAAACTTAGAACAGGTCAAACAGTAGATGTATTCTGTACATACGGGTTCCCCGAAATAGTTAGTTATCAGGGTGATTGGAAGAACACACACTGGTACAAACACTATGTGTCTCATATTACATATGATGTAAGAGAATACGTAGAAAAACCAAAAAACACATCATTTGTAAGTCATGGATCAATGCCCATATGGGCTACACAAGATTGGATAAATGAAAATCATTATAGGGTTTGGGATATACTACGTAAGTGGGAACGAGATATAAATCATTTTAAGATATTAGTCACACATATTAATCCCTACAATGATGATAGATTTGCGAATCAAAATGTAAGACCGTATAAAATACATCTTCCTAATATGTTATGGGCTACTGCTAAAACTCCAGTAACTAACGTTAATTTTTTAGGGGCTAACTTAACATCAAATCCAGGCCGAGGCTCAGTGGCTAGATCCAAAATTATTGAAGTAGATACTGTTTAATATAGCATCTTGCTCAGGTGTTAAGTTAAATTTATATGTGTGAAAATCAGTATTAAACAATTTAGATAATGGGTGTCTAAATCGTTTCTCAAACGACCAACCATCACCCGTAATGTTCTCAAAATATTTCTTTACTAATTCGAACCCAGTGTATTTTGTTTTCTGCGCCATAACATTAAACCCCACGTTTTTATAGCCCTGTACTTTTAAAGGGTAACGTTTATCTATCAATGACAAAAACTCTTGTGCAGTTCTAGAGTTATCTAACTCATGTACTTCATCAAAAGACGGTGTTAACAAAGTTGTTGCCCAACTCAATTGTGGGTAAAAACTTAAAAAACTGCCTTGTACGGGTATATCAAATATGTCTTGTATAGCAGTATAATGAAATGCATTTTTATCGAAGTTCTTGCCCCACTCATTAAAATTTTTTGTAGGAGTTAGTCCACCAAAGCAAACTCCAGTGTGCCCTTTATATTTTAGAATTTCTACTAGTTTGTAATGTACATTGAAGTGTGGACTACCCGATCTATACTTAATACCTAAATCATAATTGTCCCTAGATAAAAATGTAACTACATCAAAGTCTATTGTATAATAAGGAACGCTATTTACTTTACAAAAATGAATAGCATGGTCTGTATCTTGCGAATTCAAATCGTTTTTGAATTGTAAAATATATGTGTCAAAGTTTAATCCTGCTTCTTTCCAAGCAAGAATCATAGCCTGACTATCTACGCCGCCGCTTAAGCATAATGCAGGTTTTGAACCTAGCATCTGACTACATAATTTGGCAGCATCTATTCTATATGACTTTAATGAATCATTGTCAAATTTTAAAGATTCGAAAAAACTAACGTCTAGATTTACTTTATGATCTACACCGGACGCATTGACCATACCTGAAATGTCTAGCCAATCGTTGTAAAAAGATTTAAAGGGCAACAATTTTTTTAACCATTTTGGATAAGATTTTTTCGTCAACACCTATGTTTAAGACTAACATCACACAATTGTCTACAAAACTGAATAGACTATGTAACCTACTGGTATTGATAAAGTATACTTGGCCTAATGTTAAATTGAGTATGCGTTCTTCTTGTATCCATTTCATATCATTAATACCAAAATTGTGTATGGGTACTAATATTCTAAACGTTGGCACAGATACTAAGGCGCCGTTATCTCTATGAGGTGGAAAGAAGCCTCCTTTATCTAATCTTAAAAAGTGACTACGACCTAAGTTAGGTTCCCAAAAATCTAAGAATTCATTTAACTCAGGCAAAAATTGAACGACATTTGTTCGTTTATTAAAACACATTTCGTTATATGATTCATTATACATATTTTGATATTCACGTAAACTATATAGATCGGGCTTACCGCTAAACCCGCCGTCAAGACTAGTCACACTAAGACCATATCTATTGTAGCCTGGCTTATGGGGTTGATATTCTTTCCAACCTGGATGCTTATTCAATACGTTCATTACCTTACTTAAATCCCATTTAGGAAAATCAAGTTCGATAACCTCACCCCAGTTAATTATAAAATCAGTAAGAGTATTCATAGTTCATGAAAAACAAAGTTGTGTGTACATCTAGCAGTTATTATATCTGTCCCAAACAATTCACCATATGAATGAAACAATGATCCATCAAACAATATCATTCTATTCCATTTAAGTGATACTGTAAAATCTAATGTCCAAGCATCAGCATTATAAAAGTCATTCTGAACATTAGCATAATTTTCAAATCCTTTTATCCTGTTAGAATTAGTTCTCTTATGTATATAGAAACTTGTACCGGCTTTTGATTCTATATCATTAAGATAAACGATTCCTTGATATTGCTTCTTGTTAGTTAATATTGGCTCACTGTCAGTATGACAAAATTGGTCAATTGTATCTTCTATAGTGGATATTCTAAAGTATCCTCCTACAATTTTGTCACTCAGAAACGGTTTACCTAAAACTTTGCTAATTATGCCATCTATTCCTTTTGGTATATGTCTATCTTTACTGACACACCCTGGCCATGGCCCTGTACCATTTGGGTAACTTTCTGAATGTTTAGGTAGATGATAATTTGAATTCAGTGCTAAATTTCTGATACCATATGGGTCAGCATAAAAGTCATCAATGATTAAAAAAGAAGGGAGCATAATGATATTTAATCACTTGACAGTTAATGGATATTTTGTTATACTTGTATATTCTAAGGAGAATTATATGCCTAGTGTTTTCTTAACTAGCGACACGCACTTTGGACATTTAGGGGTGTGTAAATTTACAAAGTCCGATGGGGTGACTAAGTTGCGCCCATGGGACACTCCGGAAGAAATGGATGAAGAAATGGTCAAGCGTTGGAACGAAGTTGTTAAGCCCAACGATAAGGTGTATCATTTGGGTGACGTTGTTATCAACCGCCGAGCATTAAAGACATTGCACCGTCTTAACGGGGACAAGGTCTTAATTAAAGGTAACCACGATATCTTTAAGTTAACTGATTACACGGAGCACTTTAGAGATATTAGAGGATATCATGTTATGAATGGAATGATTCTTAGTCATATTCCAATGCATGAAGAATCATTAGGTCGCTTTGGTGTCAACATTCACGGGCATTTACATGCTAACAGGGTTATGCGTGTAAAGCACAAGGGTGCAACACCTGAGATTGATGTTAGGTACCATTGCGTTTGTGTAGAGCAGACTGATTTTAGACCTATCTTGTTTGAGGATGTGATCAAACGAATTAAAGAAGAAGGTGGGTTTGTTGGTATGCGAAACGGAAACGGACCTATGATGTAATAAATATTTTGATGCAAGTCAAAGTATTTTTTGCAGATAGTAAAAGGCAGAGGCTAGTCTGTAAGATTGTCGAACAGGCTAGTCTCTATCTTACACTACCTGACATAGTTGAAGTGGAATTTCAAAAACTAGGTCCTAGTGCATACGGAGAAACGGATATAGTACGTAAACGCATCACAATCAATCAGGATTTAGAACTGAATGATATAGTATTACCCTTAGTGCATGAGTTGATTCACCTAGAGCAGATAGAAACCGGTAGACTTGCAAAAAGTAGACAGGGTCAATATGTATGGGATAATGCATCTTATCGTGCTGACCCTAGAACTATGTTGCATAAAGACTACAGTAAACTTCCGTGGGAACTAGATGTTGCTAAAAAACAACAGAAAATATTGGATAATATCATTAAAAATCAATGACTTATAAGGCTTGACAAATAATCAATTTGGGCATATAATACACATATGCTGAAAACACGTAAACGCAGGTCCGATCGTAATCAGGTCATCTACTACATTGAACATGTAGCGACCGGTAATTACTATATTGGTCTTACTGCATTGAGTTTTAAAGGTAACGTCAAGCGCACTCTGCATCGCCGTATGCAAAAGCATTTGCAACGGGCTATGGCTGAGAACAAGGATTGGGGCCTGTCACGTGCATTACGCAAGTTTGGCCCTGAGGCTTTTGTCTATGGTGTTGTTGAGGTTGTGCGTGGCAAGAAGGCTGCTCATGCACGTGAGACTGAATTGATTAACACTATGCAACCTGCTCTTAACACTTTTGGAGTCAAGTGATGAAAAACAAAACTAAATGGTCACCGACTGATCCTAAGCATTTTGAGGGCAAGACCCTAAGTGAACTTAAGGATCAGTTAGTCAAAGCAGAAAAATTTGCCCAAGGTCATCCAGAATTTGAACTTGGTTGGCATAATGAATACAGGCAAGAATTGCGTAGGCGTATTGCTGAAAGGATTGGACGATGAACGAACGAATTAAAGAACTTGCTGATGAGGCTGCAAAATACAGTGCCGTAATGGCATTACCGACTGGGCAATCAGGTAATGAATTATTTGTTGAAAAGTTCGCCGAGTTGATTATTCGGGAATGTCAGGATAATTTGGCATGGCATGGACATGATGAAGCGGTTAGTCAATTAGACTGGCTCAAAGTTAATCGTTTTGGACTCAAGTGATGAAAACTGTATTAGCATGGTTTGGGGGTTTTGTGCTTGTACTTACCCTTTTAGGTATCTTAGGCATAGGCAATTTTGTTATGATGTACAGTCCACATAAGATTACTTGTACAAAGGAGATTGAACAATGAAGGATCGTTTTGATTTGGAACAGCAAATTTTGGAATGCTGGAATGTCACCACTGATATTAAACATGTGACAGAATATGTATTGGATGCTCCATTAGAGCCCAATCGTGAGGACAAGATTAGCAATATGCTAATTGGAATGGAAGAATTGTACAATCTTAAGTTCCAAAAACTGTTTGAAACTTTTGAAAAATTGATACATGATAAAAAAATTATATGACTAAAACATTAGGTGTGTGCGGAGGCAGTTATTGGACTGCTGTGATTGAAGATGAAAAGATCCCAGACACTATAGGTGCCGAAGGTACACACTTTACAGAAATATTGGCTAAACGTTTGGGGTACGAATACTATACGTTAGCAAGACCTGGAATGAGTAACTATGGCATTAGATTACAAGTTGACGAAATGATAAAGAAAAGGGTTGACTTTGTTATATTTGGTAATGCCACTGCAGGTAGAATTGAAGTTCCTTTTAAAAAATTTAATAGGGAATATGGCATACATAATATTTCTTATATCAATTATTGTTCTCTTAGTAGAAATAATGTAGATAATTCTAAAGCCTCAATTGTCAGTGAAACATTAGTTAACCTATCATCATATCATGATCAAAAATCTGATAATCGAAATGCCTTTATAAAACCAGAACAGGCTACGACTATCAAAAGTTATCTACTAGATTTACATGATAATGAATATAAAAAGCAATTAGATATTTGGGTTTTATCTAGTGCAATACAAGCACTTGAGGATGCTAAAATTCCCTATTTGTTTATGCCTAATGATGATTGGGTTTATCAGGATCAATATTTTAAATTAAGGGATAATAACAAAAGGCTAGTCAATGACGTTAGAATGCGTCCTTGCTATTATGATGAAAAACATCCTTCACGGGTCCATCATACTTCGGATGAATCTCAAATGGTATTATCTAGGAAAACATATGGTTACATCATAGAAAACCGTTTGCTAGATTTTAATGACCAAAACAATTGCACTTAAAAAGGTAATGCAATATACTAACAGTATAGATAGGAATATTATTATGCACATGAAAGATATTTGCGAAAGTTTTGAATTTAAAATTGTTGGTGGTAGTGAATATCAGTGGCAATGTTACGGGCCCGATGCCAGATATTTAGATTTTGAATCTGACTATGCGCATGGATCATGTATCTTTGATACAGTGACACAGGAAATTTTTGAGGCTCAGGTACACAGTAAAGATGAGGGTGTAAGACCTTATCGATGGTTGAATCCTGATTTTAAAGATGATTATCTTGCAGAGTGTGAGGAAAGGTCTATAGATCATACTCAAGCTTGGGATAGCGTTAAATGGACTGATTTGGAAGTTGTAGAAGATTTCCTAGAAAAGGCTAATGCTATCTTGAAAGGTGATAGTTTTGATGATCGTGTGCAAGTGCCGCTTGACTTTAATGATGAGGAAATGTTACAATTAGCATTAGAGGCACATAAGCGAGATATGACCATTAACCAGTTTGTAGAAATGGCATTGCAACAGGCTATTGATAACGCTAAGGAAAAAAATGGAACGGCTTGACATTTTAGCAGAGAATTATAAACCAACTGAAAATTGGACAGATAAAGAATGGAATACCTTTACCACTTGGCTTAAGGGTATGCTACAAGTCAACGATGAGGTTAAGGTCACATTCAATAAAAAAGATGGATCGGAACGTGTTATGCGTTGCACACTAAATCCCAAACTTCTGCCAAAGGTAGAAGTAAAGGAAGGTACCGAAAAGCCTGAGCGAAAAAAGTCAGAGGCTGTAATTGCAGTTTATGATCTGGACGCACAGGGTTGGCGTAGTTTCACAATTAAATCTGTTACAAGAGTTAATTTTACAATTCAATAAATACATACAGTATATGAGCAAGTTGCAACTTTATTGTAGGCCCTATGTAGTTTTCGACCCTACTAATAAGGATCATAGAAAATGGTTTTCATACTTCAATGAACGTAGAAGTTGGGGACATTGCCCGGTTCGGTTCATCATCGAAGATGACCATGGTGATTTGATTACAATGATCCAGCGTAAGTTAATCCAATATTACGTGGATAAAGAGTTTAAGAAAAAGGCTTGACAATAAATCGGTTTGGGTATATACTACTCACATCATGAAAAAAGAAATTCTCTCATTCAAAGTTCCGCGTCCCAAAACACGTGCCCACAAGGCTTTGTTTGACCGCGATCTTCCGTTCCAGCCCAAGGTTGTGAATCCTAAGAATCAGTATAAGCGCCGGCCCAAGCACCGTAACGGTGACTGGGAGGATGCGTAAGTTATTGATTTGTTTAGGCTTTTTTCTTACGAAAAAGGCTTGACAATAAATGGATTTGGGTCTATAATACATAGTATTGAAACTGATAAACAGGACTGACAAATGAATTGCAACCCTACTCTGACCGCTGACGAATTCAAGACCCTTCACAATGCCCTGTATGCTTTGGATTGCTTGAATAACGACAAGGTTACCGAGCAAGTTGAAATCATCCGTAATGCCCTTAAGGGTGCATACGATCAGGAAAACGATGCCTTTGACCAAAAGTACTCACACTACAGTAAGGTCCAAAAGGAATTGGGTCTTGATGCAATTTGGTCAATCTATGAGGTTGACAATCTTAGTGACCGTCATACGTTTGAAAACGTGACCCGTGTGGTTTATAAGGATCATTTTGGTGACAGCCCAGTATCGTGCGAAATCAACGGTTCTACTTGGGCGGCACTGTTTGTTGCGGCTAATGCTTGCATCCGTGACAGCGGTGATGGTCATCATGTGTTTATTGAGAATTTTAGACAATTTGGTGACACCCTCATTTTGACTACCGGATCCTAAGGCTTGACAATAAATCGGTTTGGGACTATAATAGCATTATTGACAGTTGATTGACGGAGAACGAAATGGCTACGATTCAGGAAATTAATTCAGAAATCATGTTTGGTGACTTTACCAATGACCAACTCAATGCGATTATCTCGGCGGTTAAGTTTCGCCGTAGTCAGTTGACCAAACAAAATGTCCGTTCACTGCGTCTCGGTGAGCAGGTCAAGTTTGTCAATAGCCGCACCGGCGGTGTCGTGATTGGTAATGTGGAAAAGATCAACCGCAAGTTTGTGATCGTCCGTGAGGACCGCGGCAGTTATCTGCCCCGTTCATGGCGTGTTCCGGCTGTGATGTTGGAGGCAGTTTAATGTCTAAAATGAGCGACCTTAGTGTTCAAATCCAAGACTATCTGACCGAGGGTGTACACCCAACTAAGATCGCTAAGATATTGAATATTCCGTTGGCCTGGGTCTATGACACCCTAGAGGCTATGGAAGAATCGGATGAGCCGGATTTGACTTACGGCGAGGAACTGTAAGTTGTTGATTTGCAACGGTAAAAAAGTTGCAAAAAAGGCTTGACAAATAATCGGTTTGGCTGTATAATACATAGTATTGAAACTGAGAAAACGGAGTAACAAATGGCTTACATGAATCAGGAACGCAAAGCAAAGATCGCTCAAGCACTCAAGCCCGTACTCGCTAAATATGGCGTCAAGGGTAGTCTGCGTGTCCGTAATCACATGGCTATCAGCCTGACCCTCAAGAGCGGTCCTATCGACTTCATCGCCAACTGTAATGAGGTCTGCGGTCGTGATCACTATCAAGTGTCCCGCGGCTTTCGCCCGATCAAGGAAAGTTACACCGATGTAAACCCCTACTGGTTCCAGGATCACTTTGACGGTGTCGCTAAGGAGTTCTTGACCGAGGCTTTCAAGGCCCTAAAGAGTGCCGACTACTACGACAATTCGGATGCGATGACCGATTATTTCGACACTGCATATTACTACGACCTAAGCATTGGTCGTTGGGATAAGCCTTACACGGTGACTGCTTAATCATGCTTGACAGAATTAAGGAAATCTTGTATACTTATATTTGGTGGCTAGAGTCTGCTTTTTGGTTGGCTGTGGTTATCATGTGTGTTGTGTTTCTTTGGAGAGCATAATGAATCAGTATTGGGTAATGGTAAAATATAAAGATGAGCCGGGAGCAGGTTTTGGCCGTGTAGTTCTAAACGCTGATAATCCGTTTCAGGCAATTCAAATGGCAAAGGCGATGTACGGGCGTCTGCTCATTTCTGAATCCGCTAACCCCGTATAATTAAGAGGAAATAAAATGTCTAAGGCAAAATATCAACGTAAGTTGGAAACTGCAATTGTAGAAAATGGTCTGCTATTGATTCAATCTAAATTGGATACAGGCGTCACCAAAACTGTAACCCGTCCGTTCATTGGTAAGTTCCTTGAACCGGCATCTAACCGCGATGGTGTTGGACATGATGTGTCTACCATTATCAAGGATGCGATTGCAGGGCATCAGGGTATGAAGTTTGTCCAAAGCAAAGATGGCCGTAAGGAAGTGTCCGTAGAAGTTACGGGACTGTAATTCGGGCAAAATAATGGTTGACACAAACCGCGACATGTGTTATCATTATATCTGTGCAATGTCGCACTTTGTTAATTAAATGAGGTAATGTATATGTCTAATCAGACTTTTAAGGTTGTTGGTATCACTGTTCACAATGGCAACGCTAAGGTGCGTTTTACTGATGACATGGTCCGTCGTGTCAAGCAGTTCACTAAGGGTGGAGCCACTCGTTGTGAGTTCATTGAGTTGCCTAGTGAGATGACTAAGATCGAGGCACTTAAGTATATGCTTACTCGCCCTGAGTATGCTAATGCAAGTGATCAGGCAACTATCAATGATAGTCTTGCTGATCGTGAGAAGGAAGCCCGTAAGGGTGAAGTTAAGGTCAAGGCTACTAAGGCCAAGCCTAGCATCGATGCTATCAAGAGCCGTGCTAAGAAGTCAGAAGTGTCCGCGGAGGACGTACTGAAGGCAGTTGCTGAGTAATTCGGTCAAGTGTCCAAAAAGATAGGCCCCGCAAGGGGCCTATCCTTTTGTGTTTAATTATGCTACAGGTGCTTTGATCACAATAAACTTAATGACCGGGGCCTCAGAACTTGTAGTAGATGAATCAAGATTCCTGATAACAAAAGCAACTTGTGTATCAGTTATTGTATAAGCCAAGGGCAAGTATGTGCCAAAACTTCCACCGCGTGTAGTACACACAATTATATCGTCAGCACTAACCTTGTTGTTTGTCATAGTAAAAGTGTCAACCTGCCCGGCAGTCATTGTTGCTGAAACTAGTGTTATTTCTCCGGACAATGCATTTAATGTTACTCCTGTACCTCTTGATGTAGTTTGAGTGACATTTGCACCTGCACTATATCCAATCTTATCTGCCGCTGTAACAGCACCCGTTGCAACATTGCCTGTAGTACTGATTGTGTTGCTACCGAAACTACCTAGTAATGTGACAACATTACTATCACCGTAAGTGCTAGATGGTGCTGCCGCAAATGCGCCGTTACCGTATAATACATTGCTTGAACTACCGTCTAGATTGATACTTGCAATGTTTCCTAATCCGGGAACAGTACCAAATGCACCGTTGCCTAGTAGAACATTAGAGGCATTACCGTCTAGGTTGATAGTAGCGATGTTGCCCACAGTCGGTACTGTTGGAATAGCAACAAATGTACCATTACCAGTTAATAAATTACTTACGTTGCCGTCAAGGTTTACTGATGCGATGTTACCTAGTGACGGTGTACCCGTGATGTTAGCATATGGTACATTTGATAAACCGTAACCATCACCGGTAATTACACCAGTAGTTGTGATTGTATTAGAACCAAATGCTCCTAAAAGAGAAGTAACATTACTATCTCCATATGAACTATTAGCATCAGCACCAAATGTACCATCACCTCTAAGTACATTACTTGCGTTACCGTCTAGATTTACAGAAACAATGTTACCAAATGCAGACGAACCATTTAGAAACTTGATTGCTACTGCATTGCCTGGAAGCATTAGGTTACCGTCATCATAGAAACGCCAAGTTGCGCTATTTGCAGTAACAACAAGATTGCCTGCAGGGTTTTGAATCGTACCGTTTCCGATAAGTTGTAGGGCTGATGATGAACCTAGTTCAATCACTCCACCGTCTACACCATTAGTGAATGTGAAATTGCCGGTTGCAGCGAATGCTCCACCGGAGTTGAATTGAACTTCGGCAGTATTGCCAGCAGGCGTGCTACCATCCACTGCCCAAGTACCATCGCCTCTAAGTACATTACTTGAATTGCCATCTAAGTTGATAGATGCAATATTACCAACTGCTAAATTACTAATGTTACTACCATCACCATACAAGAAGGCAGCGTCTACAATGTTTGCAGTTACATCATGTGTAAAGTTTGCATAATCACCTGTTATGTTGCCTGTGTATGTTGGAAGATAGGCTGCAACATTGCTGTTTCCATAATCTGTAACGTCTGCACTCCAACTACCGTCGCCATGCAATACGTTACTTGCATTACCGTCATAGTTTGTACCTACAATGTTGCCTAAATTGGTAGCACTAATATTACCTACGCTAACGTTTCCAGTAGTAGTGATAGTGTTAGATCCAAATGATCCTAATAATGATACTACGTTGCTGTCACCATAACTACTGTTAGCATCTGCTCCCCATGTACCGTCACCTCTTAGTACACTACTAGAGTTGCCGTTTAGATTAATACTAGAAATGTTACCTAAGTTAGCAACGCTAGCATTAATAGTTACCACACCTGATCCATCACCATTTGTTGAAGTGATTGAAACATTGTTACCTGCAATAATTTGAGTTACACCAGCAGCCGGAGCAGTATATGTATATTGATTAACAGTCTCATTGACTGCTGTAACTGCAATGCCACCTGTAGTTTGATATACAGTGACTACATCACCCGAACTATTTGAAGGAGAAGATGTAACTGTTAATGTACTGTTTTCTCCTACAGTTGATGTAGTGGCAGTTGCTTGATTGAATAATGTTTCAGAATTGGTTACTACAACAGGAGCACTACTCCCTGATGCTTGTTCTTGTGCTACTGCTCTAGCAAGTTGTCTTGCTACTGTAGGATCTGCTACAGATACAAGTTGCGGGGTTGAACGTGTTGCCATTTTATTATTTCCTTATTATTATTTTTATATTAACCTATAAACCATCCAGTTCCATCACTGAACACTGGCATAGAGTTTGCGGCGCCACCTACTGCAGGTGCACCAAATGTTGCTGAATCAGCATCAGTAACAAATGCTCTTGCACCTGCACCTACTGTTGCAGCTAAGGGCAATGCACTCACTGTTACTGGAGTAGTTTTAACAATAGTTGCAACTACGGCTGCATTTGCTCTTGCCAATTCAAATGCGTTGTTTGCATCTGACATCCTAGCGAATTCTGCATTAGCAGTAAATCCACCTGTACCAAAAATAATATCTTTGGTAGTTCCATTATCACCGGTTGCAAATACTAGATTACCACCTGTCGTGTTAGCATATGTTTGAACGAAAACATATCCATCTCCTGCTCCAGTTAGTGAATAATTTGCGTCACTGAAATTGTCACCATTGAAGCCAAAGTCTGTATATCCCTCATCATTGGTACCGTTAGCACCTTGTGCGATCCAATCAACTGAACCATCACCGTTCTCATTGAACATTACTGCTTGTACATAAGTGTTACTATTGCCACCTACAATGATTGTCGGATCAGTTAGATAAGTTGCTGACTCTGCATTTGGACCAATGAATAAGGTTGTACCTGATAATACTACATTACTAGGTGCTCTAAAAATACCACTAGTGTCAAATGTAAAATGTGAATTAGCGTTACTAGTATCCGTAGATATGATTACATTACTTTCGCTATGAATTTCAAATTCATTGCTTGGATTAGGTTCAATGGCCCATTGATAAGGGCCTGGCCAATACAATGCACCACCTGCACCAAATACCCAAGTTGCATTTATGTTGCCGGCATCAGCAACGACACTAACATTAGACACGCTACTTATTGTATTAGTTCTTAAGTTTCCTACAAAGTAATCACTAGTAGGTACAGAAACGTTTCCTCCTGCGCCAATGTAACCAGTGTTAACTGGCCCTAAGGTTGTTGTACCAGATACGTTTAAATCATTTGTTACAGAGATATTGTTTGCACCTACGTTACCAGCATAAGTGGGAAGATAGTTAGCAACATTAGCATTGCTAAATGTTCCTGTAATATTAGATAAGAATCCACCATCACCACTGAAGAAATTTGCAACTACTAAGTTACCTAAGTTAGCATTTGCACCTGTTATATTTCCCGATACATCTAAACTTGTTAGTGTACCTACACTTGTTATATTTGGTTGAGCGGCATTACTTACAGTAGCAGACAACACTGCTTGAGCCGCAGCAGGGAAATAACTTCCACCTGCACCGTTAAGAATTAGATTACCTACAATTTGTAGATTAGCCTTTTGAGTCTCTGGTGTACCAGACATGTTTACGACTGGTACTAATGAAGTGTACGCAATGTTAGCACCTATATTTGTCAGAGCCGTAATTTTTATACTTTGTGTCATCTTTGTTTCCCTTGTTATGCGAATGTCACGCCATTGTTACCAATACAGAACCATTTATTAGAAATATATTGTAGTGTGCATCCCTGACCAGCGGCTGTGAAACTCATAGTACCACCTCCACCCCATCCTGCGTTAGTAACAGTTATTACCATTGCACCTGTATATGCCTTCATCATGAATGTTTTAATCTGCCCATCAGTACCGGCTGCTAATGTTGCAGTTTCAGATAATGATGTTGAAAAATATGTTGCCGTAACGGCTAAGTTTACACTATTACCAGATGCTAAATCTTCGCTACCATTAAAATAAACGCTACCATTGGCAGTGACATTACTTGTTGTTATGCTATTGGTAATGGTTATACTGCTGGGTAAGTTTATGTTTATCGTGCCGGCACCAACAATAGGGCTTCCAGTGACCACTAACTGACTACTTGCAACTCCAACGCTAGTAACGGTACCACCCAATGTGGTTGTAGAAATAGTTACGTTTCCGTTACCACTACTAACACTTATTCCTGATCCTGCGTTAATTCTTGTAACACCTGTATTAGTCACAGTAATGTTACCACTAGATGTAATTGGTCCACCGTTGATTTGTATTCCGGCGCCAGGGGTTATACCTACGCTAGTTACTGTACCAGATGTTGCCCCATTACTAGCAGAAATAATTCTGCCATAGGCATCAATACTTACGTTTGGATTAGTATATGTGCCCGCAGTTACACCTGATATTGCTAAGTCTATACTCATGTTGCCATCAGCAACTAGAGGGGAGCCTGTAACAGTTAGTCTAGCGTTACTTGCTGGGAGCAGTCCAACGCTAGTTAATGTGCCGCCACCGTTACCATTGCCACCTGTACTTGATATAGTAACATTACCGTTAGATTGATTAATAACAATTCCTGTACCGGCTGTAATACTAGTAACACCTGTATTCGTTATACCAATTGTTCCAGTATTAGCATCAGATGTTACCGCAATACCGTTACCTGCATTAAATGTATTGTAAGGGCTTGCATTACCAAATAAGGTAGCAAAATTGACGTTTGTTTTTGTAAATGCGGTGTATAGGCTATCGCTACCCGTGCTTTCGTTGGGCAAGCCTATACTTATGACCTGAATATTTCCAATTGCCATCGATTAGTCCTTATCTTGTATTTATCAATAAGGACTAAAAGAACTCCCACATCCGCATGTACTTTGTGCTTGAGGGTTAATAATAGCGAATCTTGCGCCCTCTAAATCGTCTTTGAAGTCTACTGTAGCGCCCATTAGGTATTGTGCTGAAATAGGGTCTACCAGGACACTTGACGAACCTGCAGGGATTTCAAAATCATCCTCTGCTTGGTCTTCATCGATAGTAAAACCATACTGAAATCCGCTACAACCGCCACCTTGAACAAACATTCTTAGTTTAGTTTTAGGATTATTTTCTTCTGCTAAGACTTCAGATATTTTACTTTTTGCTGATTCTGTAATTGTGATCATGTTATAAACTCTTTCCCCATCGTGTTGACATTTTATTCCAGTCTATTATTTTCCATAACTGTTTTAGATATTCTTTTTTATTGCTACCATAATCCAATATCCAAGCATGTTCCCACCAGTCTACTAGTAATAGTATGTCATCACGAACCTCGTGGTTGACTATCGTTTTTATCAACCCTGAGGTACTAAGGTATATCCAACCACTGCCCTGTATAGACATTGCTTCTTCTTGAAATTTATCTTGGAATTCTCCGTAAGTTCCATGATGAGTTTCTATGAAACTGAGTATTGGACCGTTTGGTTTATTGATAGTTCTAACAGCCCTAAACTGATCGAACCAAATATTATGCAGAAATACCCCTGCATAATTGAATGACCTGTCGCCCTCACGATCATTATATCGTTTAGCGTAGCCTTTCGCTAATTTATTGTAGTGTAATTCAAGGGTGTCATCACTCATCACAGGACTTACGTCCTTTCTAGTGAAGTCTAAGGGATTAATTTCTATATCATCCCAGTGGGTCTTACCCTCAAGTAATTGAATAAACGGGAGCATGCATATATTTATCGCATGCTAATTGACTGGATAATTTGGTCCGTTATAATTTGATTTGTTTTTATGCCTGAATGTGCCAAATCTCTGGCTAAATCAATTTTCTTAATTATAAAGTCATATGTTTGAAAAGAACTTAATGCCGAGTATTGTATATGAAATAAAGGAACATCAATGATGTTTGATAACAAGTTATATGCAATATATTTTCTAGCGTGGAAAAAACCTGTGATTTCCCCAGCAGCCATAAAATTTTTGTACTCATGTTCTTTATGCCAAGTTCCCATTAGTATAATGTTTTCATAGTTTGGAAAAACACCGGCATATCTACTATGGTCAGGCCATTGAATAAAAACATATTTTGGTTTCTTTTTAAACTTCAAAAACCAAGAGATTAAATTATGTTCTAATACATCTAGTCCTGCTCCACCAACGGCTAGATTGTAGTAGTCTATATTAAAATGTTGCGATACCTTATAAGGATATGTATCTTCTAGTGCAAGTCCTACGCCTTCGGTATGACTACAACCAGTAAAAAGTATATAGTTGTCAAAATTTAAGTCTTTTATATCTTTGCATCGAAATCCATGCGAGTTATGCTTATAGGTGAATTGTTTAGTCCTATATAACCAATCTTCGGGTTGATTTAATAAATTGGTTTTGTATAGTTCGATAGAATCCCCGCCGGTAAAGGGGGATTCTATGTTTATAGATTCTGTGCAAATAAAATCATCAAGAAATTTCATGGTCTAATCTTATTGGATACACTCTTTAGTGTGTTTACAATTAAATCTGCTATACCAATTTGATCATATGCATCACCATTAAATTTTAAATCAATAACATTGTCTGTTTCTATTGTCTTTTCTTTTTCAGAAAATACAATTTGATACATAGGATAGTTTAATTGTTTAACTTGTGTGGATAAAAATGCTCGTCTACTAGAATGAAATCCGGCAGTATTTCCAATGGTCATTACTGTCATTACATCCTCATCATTATAATTTGCCGGCTTAACATATGTAAGTGTAGAGTCTGCGACTAGTATTGCATTAGCAAACTCTGAAGCAAAAATGATTGCTTTAGGAGGTTGTTTTATTAAGGCGATCCAACTAAATAGATTAAATTTTATAGAGTCAATGCCACCGTTAAAGATAGATAGGTTGTAGTAATCTAGATTTAGTTTTTTAGAAACTATATAGGGAAAAGTTTCTTCGATAGGCAAATGATAAGATAAGCAAATATTATCCCCTACAAATAAAATATAATTGTGTAGGTTTATATCAGATAGTTCTTTGCACCGATGTCCATATGAATTTAAATTAACATTTGATTCCCAATTCTTTAAGAATTTGCTCATCAACGACGCCTTACAATTCTTCCTTTTGTTAGGTCGTAAGGACTTAATTCAACCTCGACATTATCACCTAATAAGATTCTAATTTCATGTTGACGCATCTTACCTGACACGTAACTTAAAATAGTTGTACCGGTTTCCAACTTTACTTTAAACGTAGCGTTGGGCATAACGTCAACAACTTCACCTTCAAACTTAATCGTACCTTCTTTAGCCATTGTGTTTACTCAAATCTCCTTAGTTAAAACACATAGACATTATAACAGAAGGTAATACTAAAGTCAACATTCATTTCTTTAAGATTGCCCAAACTTTTTCCTTCTCTATAATCTCTTTTTCTAGTTCTTTATAACGTTTACCCAATTCTTTAAGTTCATCCCATTTATCTTCTAGTTCAGGATTGGGATGTAATATGGCTAAACGTTCTTCTATCTTTTCAAACATTTCATTAATGCTTTTACCCTTGATCTTTACATCACCTTCAAACTCAGCATCACCGTTTACCTTTAGTCCTGGGTTAGTATTAACACTACCCCACATTATAGTATCACTCATACCTGTAGTCAATACTGTTCCGGCGCCACCGCTACCACCAATACCAATAATTGGATTATTATAAACTGGGTTTACAAACGGATTAGTATTACCTGTCGTGTATGTATATTGACCACTACCCATAGCACCTATACTATACGAACCCATTCCAGTACTAGATGTACTTGCTGTAATATTACTTTGATACGTTAAATCAGATAAGTTGATACTCATATTATCATCTAGATCAGATATCTTAAACAAATCTTGTTGTAGATTATCATCACCCAATGATGTAATGGTAATAGTATCGTATGAATAATTTGGATTAGATTGTGACATTATTTGTTAGCCTTTTTAAGAATTAGTCGGCCTTTGTCATCAACATCAATTTCTACATCATCCCCTTCTTTTAATTTCAATGCTTCTAGTAATGGAGGGGGTAACGGGATAATCAAATCCCCATTTTCATCTTCCTGTGTGATGACTTCATATCTGCGTTTATCGATTGTTTTGGCCATGTTATATTATACTGTTGTTAATGTGCTACGTCAACTATTTAGTTACCCAATGTGATAAGAATAAATCTCTGTCACCTTCGTACCCTAATTTAAGATTGTCTACCCCGTGACCATAATATCCATTGTGACATATGATAGAGTTAGATGTTGTTTCAAACTTATACATTGGTTCATTTTCTACTAATGATACATTTAATTGTCCACCATAACTAATGTCCCAATTAGGATGCATATAGTATATTACTACCCAATGGTTTTTTGGTAATATCCCGGGCAACATCCCATGTTTATGCCAATACGTAACTTGGTTATTTCTATAGCATCGTACCATGTAGGGTTTTGGATCTGCTAAGTTATTAGATTCTAACCATTGTTTAATATGATACATCAAATTAGTAAATGTATTGCCTATGTATTTCTCGTATGTGTCTATGTCAAATTTATAATTGACAATGGAACCCATAAACACTTTGTGGTCTGTATTTTCTTGTACTGTTCCATCTTGATTTATTACGATTGATTTATCACGTTTGTTAACCAAATCATCTTTATAACCAAGTAAATTTTGAAAATCATTTTGGTTTAATAATGATGTATTATGAAATATACCGTTCATAGTGCCCATGGCATTTTTTCTTCTAATAGTTTTCTTTGACTATTTAAATAACTTTCATATAAGTTAACAGTTCCTTCGTTTATGTCTTTACCGGTAATAACACTTAAATCATTTAATGTTTTATCTTTGTTATTCATTATATCGTAGAATTTAAATTCATATATATCCGAATGATAATCGTAGAATTTACCTAAATCTACATATTGAAAGTTTTCTTCAAAAGAGGATAGGTACTTATCTACTTCTTCAGTAGTAGCATCCATTGGGTGTTTTGATTCAATGTTATGTCGCAAACAAATTTTATTCCATTGATTTAAATATGAAACGCTATTAATGCTAGTTTCGCTTGCAACATGTCTTATAGATTTGTAAAAAAAATTTCCTCTTATTAATTTTTCTTCTTTAGGGGTATGACTAATAATTAATATCTTTCCTAAAGGAAATCTAATCTTGTATCTATTAAAACTAATAGGAACATGATTAGTAAAAACTAAAGGTCTAGATTCGTCTAAGGGTTCTGCTAATTCAAACTCTACTGCACTATGACGTTTATAAAATAAATGATGTTGATATCTAAATCTATAAACAAAATTAGGATCCTCTAATTTCTTTTTATCTAATATCTTTTTTGGTATAGACTCTGATACATAATTCCTATCATTTTTTATTTTTAGAGGAACATCGTAATGAGCATTGGCTTTTGAAAAGGAATAATTTAATTCATTAGGATAATATAGACTATAAACCAATAATCTTAAAAAACTACCACCTGCTCCGGGAGCATATATGACATAGTATGCAGGCGTCTTGTCAAATGATCTTACCAAGCCCTGCATGACCAATAACGTGCTTTCCAACGTGGTCCCGGATTCTTGCAATTATGTCTAGCACGGAAACTCTTGCGGCGTTTTGGATTTGACTTTTTAATCTTCATTTTTTTATCGCCGAAGTTGACCTTGACAACTTTGCCATTGGGTTTACGAACATAGACCTTAGATTTCTTAACGTCCCCTGCCATTGGTTTACCCAATTGGACCTTGCGTCCTTGATACTCTGCTTCACTTATTACTAGTTCTTCAGATTCACATATTATTTGATTAATATCTAGGAAGTCCAAAGTAGCGTCATCTGCTTCTAATATGATACCATCTTCCATAAATCCTACGATTCCAGTTTCAATAACGAAATCATCACTTAATTCAAAATCGACACTATCATATAGTTCAATAACTTCGGTTTCTTGAATATCATCTAAAACTTGTAATAAATTTCTAAAGTCTGACATAGTTGTTCTCCTACTTGTATTTATCAGAATATATTCCAAATATTTGGATTTTTATTAACAATCTCATCAAACTCGTAGTCATAACTGATTTGTAGTAGAATCCTAGAAAAACTGTCCTGAAGTACCCGAACATTATGTAGATTGTTCACGTTAACTAATGTTGGATAATTACTACTATATACGCTAGTTTGAATAGGTTTATATGGATTGGGTTTACCTCTAGGGGGGATAGTAATAGAGTTATCATAAAAGTTGATAGGTTCCTGTAGATTATAGACTATAGGGATAGTCATACAGGTTAGTCTATCATCGTCCCTATGGGTAGTAGTTAAGTACCATTTACCGTCTTTTAATGATTTGTCATGACATTGTATAACAATGTTTTTATAGGGTAATCCTATACCGTCTATTATACCAGTTAGTAAATTTTTATAGTACGGATTGAAAAACTCTAGACCTACATAATTCCTACTGTCCCAAATATGATGTGCATTTGAAACTAAATCATCCCAGTGGTTCTTGATTACGCTAGGGTCATCTAGTCTGACAGTAAGAAGTTCAGCAAGATTATTCATACCAACTCATACCTAAAAACATTCTAAGAGGGCATGCTTGATTTATAGGTGTCATCCAATGTGGATGATCTCTAGTCCACATGACCATAGTATTTGGTTTAGGACTAAAGGGTATTTTATCTAACTCTGCTAGTGAAGATAGGTGTAATATACCTCCCCAACTATCATCCCAGTGTTCGTGACAAAATAGCAGTGAGGTAAAACATTTATCTATAGGTGCTCCCTTTACTGCACCATCGCTATGTCTATGCATCTTTGTATCCATATCACCGTATTGCAACCAAATGTTACTAAGTTTTATGTTTGGATAACCCTTGTCAATAATATATTGTCGTAACTTTTGTACTGGTTCTCTAATATCATTCCCAAAAAAACCCAATGACTCTTTTTCAACGTCATCAGAGTTACACCAAAATCTAACACGTTTTGCCTCTTGTTCAGATTTGATGGGGTTGTATCTACCGTATTCTATAGATATGTTGTCATCAACATCAAATGCACCGTATTCTAACTTTGATAACTTGTAAAATTTGCTTACTCTTTTATTAAGTTTGTCAAATGAATCAGTATCAATAAAGTTTGATTCAGTGAAGTACATTAGTGTGCATTCCTATATATGTTAGTGTCATTACTAGTACTCCAACCAGTACCTAAAAATGCTCTCATATAATTTGAGTCATTTACTGTAACAGTGTTCACTTTGTGCCAAACATCTCGACTCCAAATCAACATTCGATTTGGTATTGGTTGTATTATTTGTCTTTCTACCAACTCGTTGACACGAACTAATTTACCTTCGCTGTCTTTAGGAGCAATAGGATCACCAACGACAAATTCACCACCATAATGCGGTTCCCAATCACTTACATATATTAGTGCGGTATAAGTATTTTCTTGCTTACTATTTCTTAATGCTTGATCTTGGTGTACAGGAATAGACATAGTATCAATAATATACTGGTACCAAACAGAATAATTATGTATCTCGTCTATTCCTAAAGATTGCATAGTGGATATAATCTTTTCAATAGCAGGAATACACTCTTTACCTAATAAGTTGCATCCCTCACGCCAATTTCCAGTGGGATCATGATAGGTCAATCGCACCGGCTCATCTGAGTTTTTATCAAATTTTTTCTTGTCGGTAGCAACGAATCGTTTGGTGATTCGATTTTTTAATGCTTGAAATTGATCTTGTGGTAAAAAGTTGTCTACGTAATGTATCATTTATCAAAGTAAATTTTTTCTAGTTGCCTAATAGTATCTTCAGCAGAATTAGGAACTTCAAATTCATCTTCGTGTTTGACGGCTATACCACCTGCATCACGCCATTTTTGCAGATATGGACCAAAGTCATCTACTAATACATTTACTTTGTCACCATCTTTAGCATACTTGTATTTGGCTGATGTAAAGATAGCATTGCCGCTAGTACCGGGATTGTATTGATCTAACCAATCTTTCTTAGCCTGTATGCTTGCTTTACTATATGGTCCTCTAAGAGGTGCAGATAATACTGTAAAAGGTATATTATGTTTCTTTAGCCAGGCTATAATCTGCATTCCGCCTTTTAGTGGTTTTAAGTCTCTAAAGAAATCATAAACTTGTTTTTCAGAACTATTAGCCAATTGATTAATCTCATCTTCTTTATTCTGAATAGCCTTCCAATGGTTTACATTGTGTCGTTTAGCCCATGCTCCAAAAAAGTCAGCCTGTACCCCGTCCATATCTAGGTATAGATGTGGCTTTTCTGATCCAATATTTTCAGTTAATAACTCTACTATTTTCATTGTAGTATTTATCGCTAAATATTTATGTTCCATAATAACAATAATAGGAGAACTATATGGCAGAAGAAAAGAAACCTATGTCTCGTAGTGAGCGTGAGGCACAAATTAAAGACAAAGCAGGTTGGGTAGTAGCATTATTTGCGGCTGTATTGGCTATTAGCACACTAGTTGGTGGTAGTAACAGTAGTAAAATTCTTACTAACACTATAACTGCTAATAATTTATGGGCTTGGTACCAAGCAAAAAATACACGTTTAACTTTAGTCGAATTCGAAATTCCACGTGCTATGCGTGATAAAGATGAGGCTAGAGTTGCACAACTAAAAGATTGGGCTGCAAAACTTGAATCTGATCCTGAAAAGGGTGAGGGTAAAAAAGAGATAGCAGAAAAAGCACGTAAACTTGAAGCAGAACGTGAAGAAGCACGTAAGCGTAGCCCATGGTTTACATATGGCGGAAGTGGATTACAGATCGCCATTGTGTTATTAACTGCTAGTATATTGGCTGTAAGTATGAACCTATTTTGGGCTAGCCTTGTAGTAGGTGCAATAAGTTCAGTAGCAGTTAGCCAAGCAATATGGATGTGGATTCCATTTATTTAAAAGTATCTGGCCAATCACGATATAGGGCATGTTGTATATTGCCCTGTACAAACTGATTGAAACTTTGATGCTTACTTTCTAATTCGCCTTCTTTAGGGGCAACTCTATTGAAGGCGTCATCCATCTGAGCCATGTTTTTGAATTCCATCATGATATGCCATTCAGGTATATCTAAACTACGAAATCCCATCTTACATCTTGTAATACGAAAACTCTCCATCTTACCTTCACTGACAAGATGTTCTAAAAACTTTCGCATGTTTGCTACCCAATCAACATCAGATATGCCTTCTGACTTGTCACACCATATATGATAAATGTCCATATTATCCTAAATCTTTAGTTTTCTTCCACTGATTAAATTCTTCTAAGAATAACTTAGTATTGTTTCCAAACACATTACAAGAAATATTCGTAAGACCTGGCTCACCTCTGTCAGGGAAATAATCTTGTATTCCTCCTTGTCTACGAACGTCTAATGTTATACAGTGAATACCACCGTCCCAAAAACCTCTAGTACGCCATGGAACAATATGTACCTTTACTCCGTTTCTTTCTAGTTCTTCATACAAAGGATCATATGCAGAAACCGTATCAGTACACATTATATTATTTTCATCAAGCATTAATGTATTAACTTCAAAGAATGTTTCTTTATAATTTCCTACCCATTCTTTGCAATACTTTTTAACGTATGCATTGAAATGTCTGGGCAAACTATTAATATATCCTACCCAATCATTGCTGCCGTTACGTTGAATACTTGATTTTGCCTGCGCTGCTTGTATTTTTTCTGCCACAACCCATGTAGGGTCTTGTATATTGATATGTCTCCAACCTGGTAATATTCTCTCATAGTCTACCCAATATCTAGTAGTTAATACTAACCCCGGCTTAACTGGCATAAAGCATGCATCTACATGCCCACCATTGGTACTGTAATGCAGTCTATATTCACTAAAGAATGGCTGATATACTGTAGAAAACCTATAAAAATCTTTAAAGGCTGCTTCTTTCTTTTGCTGATTAAGAAGATGACTGCGCTCGTTAAAAAGTACTCTATCAAAAATTAAATCTTTACCAATTTTTACTAATGAGGATCCTTGAACGTCAGGTATAATGTTTTCTCTCCAAACAGGGACAAACACATTTTCTTTAGGATATAATTCTTTCAACGGCTCGTATGAGGGATTTGGCGTACCTTGTACAAATAACTTATTACCTACAACTGCATTCTCATCACGTGGACATATAGGAGGTTTTAATAGAAACTTATTTTTAAAAAGATATTGAGATTTATCTCCGTCAATTTTAGGGCGTCTTACTGTAACACCAAATTCTTCTAATTTCTTTTGTATTGCAGATAAATCTTGTTTAGTCCATTCGGTAAGTTCGTAAAAACTATCACGTATATCTGGTTCTAAGTCATCATAGAAATCTTTTGGATATACATCTCCTAACCATACTTCTTCAAGTTTATCCCAATTGTTGTTTACATTAATCATAGTGGTCCTACTATTTCATATCCATTTATTTCGCTTTTATAATCATCGGCTAACCCTAAGTACATATACTTGTAACCATATTTCTTATAATAGGCGCATTCATTCTTTAAACTTTCAATACCTAATCGTAATTTTGGATTTTCATAATCCCATGCAAACTGACAGTTTTCAACATTATGATTGTCTAGTCTACGTACTAGTGTAAAGGCTATTAAGTTTTCTCTATCATAATATCCAAAGATATCGGTGTTTACATCCCTATATTGATTTTCAAATATAGGTACTACGCTTTCAAACTTTTTATAATCACAATACTTTTTAAAAATATCATCAAGTAATACTATGTTAGGATACTTGATTAAACGATATATAGGTGATAGTACATAATCAGTTTTAGCGAGGTTAACTCTAGCATATTTCATGCAGTTATTTATTTCGCCAATTTACTACGTAATCTAAATTTTCTTTAGGCCAATGCTTGTAGTATCCATTATCTTCTAACTGCTTACTAGCATCAGTTAATTTAGAAAGTTTCTGAGCAAGAACTAGTGAGCATTCACCAAAGTTCATTGACACACCGTTTAGTATTTCAGGATTATCTGGATGATCCTCTAACAAAACATAGTCATACTTCTTTAATAATTGATTTAAAATATCAACCTTTTCGGCAAGCATTGTGGCAGATATTTCTTTTGGATCAATACAAAATATTAATACATCTAATGTACTGAGTCTATATAGATTGGACGTAATAAGACTATCTAAATCTCTACTAGAATCTTTAAATATTATTTCAACTAAATTGGAAAATAAGGCCTGCCTTGCATAGGGGCAAGGAGGCCAGTTATTCAATAACTTATTTGGTTTGCCTACAAAGTTATTAATCCAATCGATTAGTTTTTGACGTATTTCCCGTTCTTCCATATTTTATCTGGCCTATAGTCTACATTCATAATGGGTTTTCTACTTTTTATTAACGAACTAGGTTGCTTAATATCGTCACCGTATTTCAATACAAAGTAAGAAATAGTACCCTCATCAATATCATCTGGTACACCAATAATCATATGCTGATCCCATATGATTTTAGTATAGATAACCTTCTTCATAATGGGATCTTTTAATATCTCATCGAATTGATTATCTTCTTTGTAAATATAATAATGTTTCATTTTTTCCAAATAAGAAAGGCTATATAATCTCGCTCAAGTTCAAAGAAGAATACCCAACTGTTATACATTTCTCCATTAGGATCTTCTGTATAACGATAGTCACCTTGACAGTTTCTATCACACCATTCAACTATTTCCTTTAATTGCCCATAAGGCATTGAAAGTTTAATCTTGTGTGCTGTCGGTATACTGATGGACATTGACCCCGCCTTGTTTTAAAAACTCCAATCCCGAATCATCGCGGTACTGATTACGGTAGTATAGTGTATTGATACCTGATTGATATATCAATTTAGCACATTCAATGCATGGCGCATGTGTACAAAACATTGTAGCATTCTCGCTAGATTCTGTAGACCTGGACACTTTAGCGATTGCGTTGCTTTCAGCATGTAGTACCTCTGATTTAGTTTTTAGTCGGTATCTCCCAGTCATCTCATTGCCATCGGCATCTAAGTATGTACCTTCATATGGCCAACGTTCTACAATTTCTTCAGCGTCAAGCCAACCGCCGGCGCTACACCATTCTTTATCCTCGCAGTTATTTTCCCAACCAGTGGGCATACCATTGTAACCGGTACCAATAATCTGATTTCCCTTAACAATTACAGCGCCAACTTGTAATCGTTTAGCATAACTTAACGTGCTAGTTAAGTTTGCAATATTCATAAAGTAGTCAATGAATTTCTTTTTCATTCTTCCAGTAGATCAATTTTGTTTGGTTTATCTTTCCACTCTTCAGCATCAGGCAATGCATCCTTTTTCTTTGTGATGTTAGGCCACTTCTTTGCTAGTCTACCGTTTAGGTCAATCCAAAATTGCATATTACTAATCGACTTATCACCATCTTCTACAATAGCATTAACAGGGCATTCGGGAATGCATACGCCGCAGTCAATACATTCATCAGGATTAATAGCAAGAAAGTTTGGTCCTTCATAAAAGCAATCTACAGGACAAACTGTAACGCAATCTGTGTGTTTACATTTAATACAATTATCAGTTACTACGTGAGTCATTTTTTAATATACCCTAATTTTTGAATATGATCTTTGGCTGTTTCGTCTGATAATCCTTTAAGGAAAATACTATTAAAACCAAACTTTTCACAAAAGGATTCTCCGAACTTTTTACCTTTTAATTTGTCGAATACGAATTCTTTACAAAAAATATCGTATTCTGTTTTACTTATCTGCTTGTCTTTATTGCCTGTTAATTCTTCAAGTTGTGATAATGCAATTATAAACGATGGTTTCATCTTAGTCCCAAAGAGCCCTGTAATATTTACCAAACAACTCAAGACCCTCTTGAATTCGATCTTCATGCATTTGATGACCTATATGATCATACCAACGTTGATCAGGATGTTTATCTACCATTTGATATGTGGCTTCCATCTTACCTGAAATAGGATTAGGATATTGCTTGTCTGTCTTAACCCAATCATACTCCTGTTTACCGTGATGATATTCAGTATCGTATTCTTCAATGGCTAGTTGTTGGAAACTCCAAATCATTTTGTCTAAGACCTCATCCCAACGTTTACATCCTTCTTCAAAAGATTCGTTATGTGTCTCTTTATAGAAATCAAAACTATCTTGTGAATCGTGATTGGCTCCTCCTACATCAGCAAACTCATTGGGTATACCATGTTTAGTTGCTTTAAGTTGCAATAAAGCAGGCAATATAATTAATGCGAGGGTATGATCCAAATTCCATGTATCATACCCATCTATCTTAACTGAAATTCTTCTGTTCCCACTACCTTTGGGAAACTTTTTAATATCAATTTTCATTGAGGAACTGTCTTTACTTTTCCATTAACAAATACTAACATATTTTTGTCATGCAAAACTTTTGCCACTTTGACACTACATCTGGATGCAACTTCATCTAATGTAGAACCTTGACATATAAATGCATTATTCTTTTTATTATACACGTAAATAACACCATTGTCAAGTTCTGTGAAGAAAGTGGGTACCTCTTCTTCCTCATCATCTTCTTCTAAAGATTTTAAATCAATTCCTCTACGTTCGGCTTCTGCAAGAAAGGCTCTACGTAGTTTAATCAACAAGAATTGGTTACCAATCATCCAACCTAAAGCAAATACTGAGATATAAATTATAATGTCCATAACCTTATTTATTAATGGTAATATTACTCCAGGTCTTCAATTTTTCAAACTTTTTACGTTTGGCTTTACTGATACCCTTATTACTGACACCAACATTGTGTCCAACAAGTAGTTCAATCATTGCTTGAAGATCGCCCAACTCTTTTTCTAGTTTTTGAATATTAGTTTCATTTGTACCCTGCATCATTTGATCGGGTCCAAATCGCATACATTTAGATATTTCTACAATGACTTCTGCACATTCTTCCTGTAGAATAACTAGAGTTTCCCAAACCTCGTCGTTCATGCTTTTTTTCTGCTAGCCATTTTAGGCGCAACTTTCTTTTCGTGATAAGACTTCCAATCAGTAAGATAATGATCGTTCCTTATCCAACGAAATATATTCTTTTTTGGTTCTACTAAAAATCCCCATTCACGTTGCTGTGGGCCCATAAAAAATAGCGTGGTTGCTGGACTCTCATTATCTAATTCTAGCCAATGATATTCCTTAGCACCACGCTTTATAATACTTCCTGGTCCACGCCATTCTCTAAATGATGCAATCATTTTACCGTCTTTGTCGAACACAGGGGTGTGTTCATAGTAACCACCTTTAAGAACAATGGTCATATAAGGCCATGGGTGGTCATGCATGATAGGATCATCACTACGTACAATCTTATGTAGAGTGACATTAAATGGGAACCATTTACGATCCTTGAATAATAGATAATAACGATGCATATAATCTGCACCCGTTCTGCGGTCTGGGATCAAACGATATCGTCCCAACTTATCCATTAGTTTATGAAAAATATTTGTCATTATATTTCCGCAGTTTAGAGAAAGGGGATTTTAAGGATTATCCCGAACCCTCTAATCAATGATTAGACTGACATACCCTGTGTTGAAAGGGCACGATAACCAGCGGCAACAACCTGACGGCTGGGACGACCAAGACGATACTTGGTATAAGTCTCTCCGCGGCTATTAGTACGCTTGTTAGCGTAAACTGCAAAACCAGCAAAGCGAAGGCTGCTTACGGTTGCAGTAGGATTGGCAATCTCAAAGCGAGATGCAATCTGCTTGGCGGTCAATTCTTCACCGCGCTGAAGTGCCTCAAGAAGGCGTGTAGTCTTACTAACTGTCATAACATTTTTCCTCTTAGTTAAATCGTCATTCTCATGACGTACACACATTCTAATACAATGTTTAGAAACTATCAATACTGTTTGGTTACCTTGCATTGATTAGATGTCCAAATATTGTAATTCGAATTTATCTGCACTTTCCTCGTATCCCACATAACCGCGTGGATTACATACGATTCTAGTGTCACCGATCATATAATCAAACTTATCATGGGTATGACCATGCGTCCAAAGTTTGATTTGTGGACGATCCAAAATGAATTCGCTAAGGTCACTACTATAAGCCCCATTAGTAAGATGATCATCCTTATATCTTGGATGAGTACTTTGCTTAGATGGGGCCATATGACCTACCACAACAAACTTTTCATCATGCTTTTCAGCCACGATAGTTTTGATATATTGAACACTAAGGCGATGCTGGTCAGCAGTATGTGCTGGACGCAATTTAGTATACCCATGTCCACTGTGTCTAATGATTTGGTAATCGTTCATCATAGACTGCACGGCATGAAGAGTTAATGGATCACCCTTGTTCATGTCGGTCCACAATGTACAACCAATAAAGGTATAATCGCCGATTCTTTTGCAGTCGTTTTCCATAAAATAAACATTTGGAAACTTACCGCACTCATTACGCAGGTCATTAATGTTAGCAGGAAACTTACCATGATAGAATTCATGGTTACCTGCAACATAAACAACATGCGGAAACTGGAAACTGCAACGCTTCAAAAAATTTCTATAGTCAAGGGCTTTGGCTTGCCGATGACCTAGATTCTTGTAGATTTGCTCAGTTATTTGCGACCTGTCCATTTCAGGATGATCATGTAAATCCTGAGCAGTCATAATGTCGCCAGAAAGGATGAGGACCTCTGCACCTTGTTCATTAACAAGGTTAATATCCCCGAACTCTAAATGCAAATCACTGGCTAGTGCAACTTTCATATATTCCTCACAAAGATATATTATATCTCATTTTGTAATTTAATGCAAGTTTATGACATATCTTCGGACTTGTCGCTAGGGAATTTTGTGCTTGCCATACGCACAACCAGGACACTCAACGCAAGTACCAATGTTGTAGCACCTATACCCACGATATCCCAAATATTACTGGGATGTGTTACCATATCAACAAGATGCCTAGTCAATGCTGTGATAGCGATATAGATTAGAAATCTAACGGGCATGTGATTGGTCTTAAAGTAGATACCAACCATTGCACCAATTTCTAGATAGATAAACAATAGCAACAAGTCTTGTATTGTTGCATGATGTTTTTGAAACAATTCGAAAAAGGTATAACCGGCTGCATACACAGTAGCCGCCCCAATACCAAACAATGCTAGTCTATGGAATAATCCTACTAGAAAATTACCTACATTATCTAAATCATTAAGTTGTTTGTTCATTACGTTTTTCTCTGTGTTTGTCACACAATGTACTTAACCACCCATCTCCGTTGGTCTTACCAATATCACCACAGACCTCGCATGTAACGGCCGACATTGCTTCAGCCATACGCACAATACCATCAACAATATCGTCTCCGCCGCTATAATAAAAACGTAGCGTACCAAACTTTTCTTTGATTTGAGTGGCTACAACTTGGGGAACTACATCACGTACTTCTCTATAAGTTTCTTTAGCGATTGATTCTTCAACAGACTTTAATGTCCATTCAGTAATCTTGCCTCTATACGAATGATATTTGATTAGTGGCTCTTTGTTTCCTTCTAATGCCTTTTTAAGGGCACGATTAAATTTAAGATCGTTAGCACGTTGTTTTCTAGCCCAGTCAATGTGTGATTGAATCAATGCACATGCATTGTCAATGATATGATACCAACCATCACCACATTCAAATCCCCAGCACATACAGGTTTCCGTCATTGACTTGTTGCGATCTACAAAAATCTTAGGATACTTCCTACATAGTTCATCATCAAATTGAGTATTCATATTACATCTCCTGCAACCACTCTACACGAAAATCATCTGGGTTATCTACCAACATGTGTGGCTTAACTTCAGTCCATTTTCCATCAACACGTATTTCTAGTTTCGTATTGTAAATCATTTCATGGTCAATTCTACGTTCAATCTCATCCAGTATGCCTAGTCGTTTCATTGCTTCACGGCGATTCCAGCTTTGGAATTCTTTGCTCTCTGCCATTTTAACAAATGCATCACGTTTGTTATCATGTTGACTACGGCTTGCTTCACTGTAACCATGTGCACCACTTGGACGATGACTACAATGAACAGCACTAGAGGTCTTATTTCTTTTCTGACCTCCGGCTCCAGTTCCCTTTGTGTAACTCCACTCGCAGTCCTTTGCGGTCACGCTGAATAGCAGTTTCTTCTCCATTTTTAAATTTCCTTAATTCATCAGTACATTGCCTAATTGCGCATTCCACTAATCCTAACTGAAAAGTGGTAGATGCACAATGCGTAGGAGAATGTGCTACAATCTCGATACACTCATCAATAAGCATATCAACAAATTTTTCAAAACTATCTGCGGGTAACCATCTCCCGCTAATATCAGGCTTAAATCCTGCTAACTCTGCAAGTTCCCTTGTACGCTCATTCATCGTGTTCCTTAAAGTTTCAACGTTTCCCAGATAGCAGTCTTTTCTAAATCACTTTGGAAGTCGGGGTAGACACTATCTAATTTATTTTTGTCTACTCTATCATAACCCCTTTTGATCTTTTTGTTAAACATTTCGGACGCATCATAACTAGAACAAGTTACCAATTTAGTCTGAAGTTTTGCGCCACGCCTGCCCCAAAATGTAAGATACTTGTTATTACGAATAGGCCAACCTATATCATATTCTTCTAGTAGAATGATGCCCCAAACCTTGTCATGGATACCTTCTTTGCACCAACCAATGTGTTCAAATTTCATACATTAAATCCTGCACTACGCAATTCGTTTAATGCCGCATTACGATTTTTTGCATCGATATTGATTTTAATTGACTTGTTATTAGCAATCAAATTGTCCAACAAATCTTTTGCTTCTTTGAGCGAAAGGTTGGGTGTGCTGACACTTCGCAATGCCTTGATCTGCCATACTTTGTTGCCATTGGGATTTAGGCTGTGAATATGTATGATACCGTTGTATTCACCGGTCAACAATGAAAAGAAAATTTGACCCTTAATATCCTTGTCAAGAGTATTTGCGATTGTATCCCATAATTTCATGCCTTCATCAGTGCCATAGGCATCTGTAATACTACGCATGAAATTGATACCACTCTGAATGATATCTTGTTTATATTTGGCAGGAATCATTTTAGCCTCAGCGCACTGCGAGAGATTTCCGTAGCATGTTCAGCAAATTCACTGATTCTATCGCTCATTTGATATCTATCCTCTCACCAAGTTGACTGACCATTTCATCAAAAGTACCTTCTACCTCAATGCCATTGACCATGAGATAGGTTTGTTCACTGCCTACTTGTGTATAAATTTCTTTGATATCAGTTTCACGAATAGCATACTTGCGTGGACGAGTAGCACCGCGAAATGAGTTTCCCGCACTTCGTTGGCTTTCAGTGAACACAAATACTCGTTCGGTCATTATCCACGCCTCATGCGACTAATATCCTGCATCTGCTCCTCGTTGATGACAGGAACAGCATTGCTCTTGTGCATAGTAGCAATACCCTTGATAAGAGTACCGGTGTACTTGACACTTTCCTTCTTAGCACAACTGGTCGGGTCGCCAAAGGTCATGAGACTAGGAATCTTTTGTGTGTCACGGCGATATGGGACATTGTTGTCCGTAGGCAACTTGACACTGGCAGACTTAGTGACCTTGGGACCACGACCATGTACATAATCCACAAACTCATCGAACGACACAGGACGCATGCCAATACTTTTGAGGAACTTATTGTGCTTGACATGACGTTCCTGTAGGTCAGCAACTTTAGCCTTAGTCATTTTGACAACAGGCTTGCGAGTATTAAGTGTGGAGATACCACGTATAAGATGCATTGTCATAATCGTATTATAACACAGATTTTAAATGTTTGCAAGTACCGCGAAACTGAAAGCCTGAACACGTGCAAGTTTGGGCATCCTTATCAACAAAATACTTGTCGCCCTTGCTACCAATAACCTCGATAAGGCTACTCTTAACTTCAGTCTTGAACGGGTTGACCTTCAAGACCTCGAACTTGCGACCACGCTTGTCAATACGCAGGGGATTCTTAAAGTATTCGGGTTCGCCCTTGCCCCACTTGATATAGGCAAGAGCCTTGTCGCCATCCATGAGATAGACATGGTTAGGCTGCTTGTACTCAACATCCCAAACTGTAACCTCACGAACGGCTAACATTATACAGTCACCTCTTCCCAAAGTGCAACACTAAGTTCCTTAAAGTCGCTACCATGATCAGACACGAACCAAATAGCAACACCATCAACATTGCGCAAAATGTAATCATACTCTTCACGCTGGGCATTGTCAAGATAGTCCTGATAATTCTTGAAGTATCGGGCACTAACACCATCCTCACCACGATCACGACCATAGAAGGTACAGATACCTTCAACTCGGGTATCAAAATCATGCTTGGTGCCAATCATAGGAGCCAAACTAGACAGGTCACCGAGGTCAATCAAGTCACGCAGGATGAAAGGGTTGCTATAACTCTCCTGAAGAATCTTACCGTTGTGCTCCAAGTAGCCATCCCAATGACAATAAACTTGACCAACAGTACCGTCAGCAAATTCGAGGGCGATAGTAGAACGTGTTGCCATATATGAATCCTTTAATTAACTGTCAATAATGCTATTATATACCCAAACTGATTATTTGTCAAGCCTTGAGAGCCTGAAAAGATTGGATAAATTTATAGCCAACATCAAGGCTGACATAGTTATCACCTTGCATACCCTGCTCGCTATAGCCAACATCATCACCTGCGAGGCGAAGGCTAACCAAAAAGTGCTTGAGTTCATGCAAGAACAATTTGTCGGTGTAAATTAATCCGTCGTGATTAACATCCCAAACTTTGGTGTCAAAGTAAACACGCAATTCACCAAAGGTGCCGTCCTCATTAACATATCCAAGATCAAGACCAGTAATTGGGACATTTTCACGCACATTTGACCAGTAACCCGAACCATCTGTATTAAGAATTTTTGAAACTAGCAACATTTTTTGCTCCGTTATCTAACTGTCAATAATGCTATTATATACCCAAATCCATTTATTGTCAAGCCTTTAAAAATGTTGTTTAAAAACAACAACTTAGTAGAGTATAGGCTCGTTGGTTTCGACACCCTGTAGGGTCATCCAAATCTCTTTTTCTTCGCTATAGATAAGCCCTATATGTTCTAAATGAGCCCTACGTATACGTTCATCCATAGTTGTCCACTTTCCTACAATTTCATAATCACCCCAAAGTATACCGCGGGTGTTAGTATTAACTAACCAAAGTGCAAGATTTTTTAATCCTGCAACCGTATTAGACGGATGACTACGACCCAACGCTCCTATAGCATCGTTAGCCAATAATGATGTAAAAAACCCGCCGGGTTGAAATCCATGTACACAATAGTTATAGATCGGACTTGCAAATTCTCTTGGAACTTCGTATTCCGCAAAACTATGCATTAAACGGTTTACACTATATTGTGTAAGTTTCATTAGTCACCTGAATCGATTTCGTAGGAACTGTCACAATGCTTACAAGTATAACGGGTCAGACACCGACCAACATTGGCACTTGTGTACTCATGCTTGCAAGGAGTACCATCCTTACGCAACCTTGCTTCACCTGTAGCACGACCATACATATACTGGCCACCGCAGTTATTACATGCGAGGGTATCAGATTCCTTATCATATCCTGCTAGTACATGTTTGTACTTTTGATTATATTCGGGTACAGGCATACGACAAGTACCATTGCAAACGGGACACACCCCATAACCTTCACGCATATTAAACTCCAAATCTTCTAGTGTATGTGTATTATACACCCAAATTATGATATTGTCAACCGTTTTCTTTTTATATAGTTTTGCTTTAGTTGCGTAGAAACAACAATAGATTGATTCTTTATGGGTTCATATGATAGATTTTTTCTATAGATTCCTAAAGATTGATAGCCTGCATATTCTAAATGGCCTAACATGTCAATTCTACCCTCATACTCCTTGACTAGTGATTCTACCAATTGACTTGCGCCAATTGAATCAGTCCAATCACTCTGCCAATGGTATAAGGGTACGTATTTGTTTTCATGGTGAAAGGAATTAATGTTAATAATTTTATAGTTAAACTTTTGAGGTGTCTTATCTAAATCACTAAGGTAATCTGTTGATGTAATTGTGTTTGCTTTAGATATTAACAATGGATATAATTGAATACTATTCAATAATTTTTCATTTACAATTTTCTGAATAGATTCACGTATTGATAATTCTGTATCCTTGTTTAACCCTACAATGATACCACCTACTGTATATGTGTTTGGTGATATTGTTTTAATCTTTAACAACGTATCATAGTTATTATCTAATCCACTTTTCTTTCTGACTAACTTACTAGCCTCATTATTGAAACTTTCTATTCCAAAAAATAAACTACGAAATTGTATTTGTTCTAATAATTTTAACTGTGTTGGTTTTGCATTAATAATATCCAAACGTGCGTATGCTGTTATGTTAGGATGATAATCTAGTTTAGACATTGCCTCTGCAACAATTTCTAACTTCTCGTCAGATTCATTTAACGTATCATCACTGGCAAAGTAATTTGTTATTCCATATTTCTTATATGCTAAATCAAAATATTGATATAGTTCATATGAATCAATAAGTTTAGTTACCTTAGCATTGCGTAATTCATAATTGCAAAACGTACAATTAAATTTACAACCAACACCTACTTCAAATCCCAATATATCTTTTGATGTGAGTAAGTCTGTATCTTTTAGTATAGGTAGTACAGGGTTATCAATCTTTTCATCAAAGTTATTATTGACTAGAACTAGTGGATTAGTTTTTCTTATGTATTGCGTTATATCTTTATTATCTAGCCAAGCATCAAACATTTGCATGCTACGACCTAAAAAGATTACATCAATGATGTCATCCAATGATTCATCATATGTGCGAGAACCACCGTGTATAATTTTTAAGTTAGGAAACTTTTGTTTTGCCCATGCAAGTACTGACTTTATTTTGTGTACATCAGTAGTGTTAAAGGGTGTAGATATTGCAATTACTGGATTGGACTCATGATTGAAGTACGTTGAGATAACTTCTTTTAAATCATCATGAGTCCAATATGTGAACCAGTCTAATATTTCAGCAGTATGACCCTTAAGTTCTATTCTACGGCGTAACTCAAACGCACCCATACTTCTAAAGTAAAGATGGGGCCATCCTCCGTTACTGTTTTCCGATAGAATTAAAAACTTCATCAATCACGTTTATCGATTACCTTGTCCGCAAGGCCATAGTCTACTGCTTCTTGCGCACTCATAAAGAAATCACGTTCCATATCAGCCTGTAACTGCGAATAGTTCTTGCCAGTAGTATTGTGCTTGACATAGATTTCTGTCAATGATTTCTTCATAGCAAGAATCTCACGTACTTGAATTTCCATGTCAGTGGCCTGTCCACGGGCACCACCACTTGGCTGATGAATCATATGTCGTGCATGTGGAAGAATCAATCGCTTACCCTTAGCACCTGCTTGAGCAAGCAAACTACCCATACTACAAGCCTGACCCATAACAATGGTGCTTACATCGGGCTTGATAAACTGCATGGTATCATAGATTGCCATGCCAGCAGTTACACTACCACCTGGGCTATTGATATAGAGACTAATGTCCTTATCTGGGTTTTCACTTTCGAGGAACAATAATTGGGCAACAATTAGATTTGCCATTTGGTCATGAACTTCGCCCTCAAGCAAAATCACACGGTCACGCAATAGTCGGCTGTAGATATCATAACTACGCTCACCGCGTGATGTTTGTTCCAAAACGATAGGTACTAAACTCATAAAAATCCTCTATTGGTAAAAACTTATTATATCATTTAAAATCAACAATGTCACTAGATAAGGGTAACTTTTGAAACAAATTGTCGTTTTCTTATTTCGGTAACTGGATCAAATGGTCTGGGTATAAGATCGGCTAATGGTATATTACCTGGTCTATTATAGGGGTGAGATAATGGTAATCCTCTTGAATCAAAAAACTCTTTGTTTGATTCATAATAAGATTTGATTTTCATTCTGTTATTTTTCCAAGTATCTCTATGTGTTTCAAAGAATCTTATTACAAAGTCAGCGGTATAATGTCTAAAGGGTTTATATGCATCATCACCTATATATTGATCATTGTCAGTTGCTAAATCTTCAATAGTTTTACCAATCTCTACGTAGAGTAAGTAAATTGTTCCATATTCGTAGTAATCGCTGAAATGGTTATAATCTTCAGGTTCTAATGTATCATTACGATTCATGCCAAACCATGTTACAATATGTCTAGGCATTATCTTTCTACCTGATCCTTCTACGAAAGATTCACAACGATGAACTTCTATGTTTAATTGTGCTAATGCTTTTTGAACATATTCAGGAGCACCAATATAAAAATCATGAGGTTGATCAATTAAACCATGATATACTTCAAATATATGATGTAGATAGTTTAACGTATCCTGATCAATAGGATCACTAACCCTTCTTTTGACTATATGTTGATAATCATCAATTATTTCACAACATCTATTGATTGCTTGTATAGCCTTTTTCTTTTCACTCTCATAATCATTAAACCCATAGAATCTATCAGGCTGATCTATGTTATATTTCTCTATGCACGTGGCAACTTTATTAGCCCATTTTTGTGCTATGTTAGTAGTTCTAATTTTATATTTTAGAACTAGAGGTTCTATATTGGTATGGGGGTTGGTATATTCTATGTGTATTTCTTTATACATAGAAATATATAGTGCCTAATTGTTATTTGCGCTTTTTTCTACCAACCTTTAGGTGATCGGTACCTAAATGTTTATTAAAGAAATCCATCGTAGAAGATTTAGGTTCAGTGATTGCCTTAGCAGCCTTCTCTAAACCTTTTCTATCTGATATAGGACCTAAACTTGGCTTCTCTGCGCCGCCCAATGACTCGTCTGGTTTTGGTAATTCAGTCTTTGGATTCTCATTAGATAGTTTGAAACTGAAGCCACCCTTAGTTGGGTCTGTTGCGCCACTCTTACTTTCAAGTGTGATCTTACCTTCAAGTTTTGCAGGCCATTGTGTAGCAAAACTCATAACACCTGTTTTCTTATCTAAGTCAGCATATTGCTGTACAAAGTTCATATCAAGTATGTTCAATACAACTTTTTGGAAGCCCGGTATAGCCTGCTTTTCGTTAACGGCTAACATAACTGCTTCTTTAACAACATATACTAACTTACCACCGTCGCTTGCACCCTTGCGTGATTTGACTTTGTTAGTCAACGAATCGTATTGTGGTAATGGAATTGGTTTACCCTTTTTATATGCATCAATACTATCAGTAACTTCACGCACTACACTAGCAGGCCATGGTAAAAACTCTTTAAATTCATCTGGTATTGCATCAGGTACATATTGATTAATCAAGTTCATCGCTTGAAATACCTGACTAACTGTGCGTGGGCTTGGCAACGGATACTTAGGTGGTATACCCTTTTTCTTATCACCCGGATCCGCTAAGTCGATGAATGCTACTGCTACTTTATAATCTGGATTATTTCTAATCTCTTCAGGAATCTTTAATCCACTAACGCTTGGTGGAGCACCTCCACCACTGCCTTTACTTGATATGTTTACTTTGTGGTTTGTTTTATCGTTACTAATATTAGCAAAACTATCTGCTAGTTGACTGTTACTTTCTGCTGGAAAGTATAGTGTTAAATCCATTGGATCAGCACCTAACCACTCAGTAAAACCTTGCTTACGTGGGAAACGTGAACGCCCCATGACCATGGCCAATACGCCTAAGTATTCACCTGCATAGTCTAATATACTCTTACCTATACTAGTCTTAACATACTGTTTAGGTATAACTGCAGGTTGCCCTGCCATTATCTGCTGAGCCATTTGTATGACAACCTGACCATACTCTGTAGATTGTAGTGTAGGGTTATTGATGATTTCATCACCGAGTTCACTAGCAGGTATATCTTTATCAGTGA